GTTAACGTTATTTTAATGCTATTACTACCAACTGCATAATTAGAAGAATCAAGTGAGATAGAACATCCTCCATAACCCCACTTACTAATATCCTCACAGTTTCCATCTTTACCTAGTATATTAAGTCTAGTTATTCCATTAAACGCAAGCGCATTAATGGGCGTTTTGCGGTCTGTTGTGACTAAGCTTAGTCCATGTGGAATGGTGAGGGGTTGGGTTTGTATTACAGAAGTGGGTACTACTAAAGTACGATTGTCAGTAAATGTGTCTACACTTGTAATCGTTGCTACTGGTATATAGGTTTTGCTTGTGTCAGAATTTGACTTCACAAGCTGAATTTGCTTTTGTGTCCGATGCGTAGTTTCTTCACCCACGCGACCATCTAAAAGATCGTTAGTAATGGTACTCCCACCACTTAGATTTCCGCTCTTTTTTAGGGTGGTTAAGCTCGTAACCTCAACTTCAGAAATAGCAGCGTACACCGTGTCACCGCTTGAGACACCTAGTGACATATTCTCTAGGACTTCGATGAAGTCCCCATTAACTAGTATAGTATCTGCTGGGACGGTCAGAATGCTACTAGAAAGCGTCATAGCTGTTTTTGCTACAAACCCATTAGTCACTAGTAAGCGTGCTAAAAGTGCCCGCTGGTAATTCTGGATTTTCTGAAGCTCATTTAACTCTACCTCTAAAAGAACAGAATCACTTCCGAAGACCACCCGAGTAAATGACTTACTCGGGTCAAATTTATCCACAACTGTAAAATCAGGCATCTGACTACCCCTCCTCTTAACCTAGGTATGGCACCTAGTTTTAGTATGTTATCTCCCAGCGGATAGTTAATTGCATAGTGTCATCTTTATTCCAGACCGCAAAGACCTTGTAGTTAAACATATATCCGGTCCCTGCAGTAGCTGTTGCGTCACCACCGAATAAGCCCATCTCCACTAGAGCACCTATGGCCTCTAATTCTGTGAAAGTTGTTGAGTACTGCACCACGTTTGTCTCTGTAGCAGTTGGTGCGCCATCACCGTCAAGATAGGTCCACGCTGAAATAGGATTCCGTATAAGTGATGTTCTAAGTGCCTCCTGAGTTGAAGCTTCTGCCTGCGGTGCTTGAGTAGTTCCTGTGCCAACACCTGTGCCAAGCTCTAGGTATCCTATTCCTGCACCCCATGAAACACCGGGGACCATACGCTTTGCCATAAATTTAGATGCCTTAGCAACCACTAAATTCTTAACATGCATTTCTTGAACAATTGAATCTTTAGGGATAACGAAGTACCCCTGTTTTTCCCCTAGTCCAATTTTTACAAACTCTGGGCTACCCTTGTGGCCGTAAACATCTATAAATCCCTTTGGGGTTTTGAACTCTTCTGAGTATTGCATAGTGTTTTCCTCCTCTATTTTTACATCGCTTTGATGATTACTCCATCCACTGTTAAAAGCATACTTAAAGTTTCCTGCATTCGTATATCTCGTTTTGATAACTTAGCCTTAGCCAATGCATTTGTAGGGCTAAAAGTGCGACTATAGTTAGTCGTAAATCCCCAAGTACCCTTAATAGTAGGATCTTTATAACTTTCCTCTGTGGTAAGCACTAGACTTTTACTCTGAACTTCGGAAGGTGGTACATAGGCATTATTGCACGTTACAAGTGCTATCTTAGATGCAACTTCTTCTAGCGGGGTTTCAAATTCCTCTAGGAAAGTACATAATACTTCCAGTGTGTGTATGTCTACAACTGCTTCAGTCAGTTCACTCAAGTGCACTTCTCTGTGCTCAGCTTCGGTTGGTGCTAAGTATACATCAGAATTAGTTGTCTGCATACTCTTAGAGTCTGAGGTTAGGGGAGCTACAAAAGCTTCAGTATAGGACCCTAGGGCACTCATAGAGCTTTCAGCAAGCACTGCTCTCATACTCTTAGATACTGTTGTCTTCGGCAGCAGCTTAAAACCACCTGTAAGTATTTTGGTAAAGCCGACCCGAAACATCTTGAGCCTGTCCTGTTCATAATCATAAGTATGCTCAGAACAGGTCATGTTCATTAAGCTACGCACGGCATCAGAGTCTGCAAAAGACACCCCGTTAGTATCCCTGAAGTAGGCTATGTAGCTCTCCTCTTCTACACTTAGGTAATTTAGGAAGTAATCAATGCCGGCACCTTTAGCTTCTGTAATAATTTGGTGAACAGATGCTACCGTACTCATATATTTAGGGTCAATTAAAACCTTAAACTGAGCTGGTGCATGGTCTGAAACTATAGCACTGCCACCTGTTGTGTACTTCAGAAGCTCCTGAAGGGCTACATTATTGGTTTTCATGTTCATTAGAGCCACAAACAGGCGTTTTTGGAAGTGAGTATCCGATTCCTCAGGTAAGCGCTTAAGCTTAAAAAAAGTTGCCCAATAATCCATCCACGTCCCGGTAATTGAACTCGTGTACACCTGAGCCATAGCTTTTTCTGTATCGTTATCTAATTCCTCTAGTAGGCGGGATAACGGATATAAAAGTTGCCATAAAGGTGAAGTAAAGGATGATAACGTAGCGCTTAGTATAGGTACGTTTTCAATAGGCATCAAAGTACAGGCTTTTAGACTTCCATAACCAGAGTCTACCGCTTTCTGTGTAATATATGCGCTGTACCCTAGGCTATTGATCGCCTCGGCAAGGCCACTAAGACTATATGCATCTAGAGATAGAACTTGCCTGGCAGTCATGCTGCTTCGAAAGGGTGTAGAGTGAAAGGATATTTGACTTGTTTCTACAGTTATTAGGCTATGTGCACCGTTATTTTGCTGTAAGACTAAAGATTCAAAGTCCTTAGGGGCTGTGTTCCATACCCTACCTAGGTGGCCTAAAAGCTTGCTCATCATTTTCAAGTAACTTCACCCCTTAAACGTACACTACCGGAAAACTTACTAGAGCAATTTGTGCCCCTAGCACAGTAACATTATCTGTGGTAAATGTTACCCCATCATCAATTGACAGGTATACCTTCACATCATACACTCCATCTATTTTTTTAATACCTGCCTGTAAAGCAGATTGTACAACGGTCTGGTTTGGCTGCTCGATCATTTGCCCAATAATTAAACTGGCAAAGTACCTAGTTATCTCAGCCTCCATTAGAGGCTTCAGAAGGTCTACAGTTGTGTATATTTCAGCTACAGCAATTACTCTAACTTTGACGAGTTTAGTTGACGCTGAGTATACGTTTACCATAATACCAGCGGGCTTATACCCATACACAGGATTTCCATCCGAATCATAGTACCCTTTTAGTATAGTATTTATGGCAGTAATAAGGTCTGCTGATGCTACTCCTACACCATTCCACACATAGAGGTCAACTTCGCCTTTACGGATAGGTAGGTTTTCTATAGCTACGGCCTGCAACACGACTTCTATAGGACTGCCTGTTGTAGGGTCTATTACTTTTGCCAGTTTAGCACCATACTCCACGGATTGCAGAACTCCCCGGGCTTGGGCTTCAAAGAATTCTTGAAATCTATCTTTCTGATTTTCTTTAGTTTCTTCTTCTGCACCTGTACTAAATTCTAAGGAATTTGTAACTGCTTCAATACCTATAGGTTTTTGTATAAATGTCGTTAAAGTTCCTGCTGCTATGTTTCCTTGTACTCCCGGTAAATCACAGATGACAGGGACGTCCACAGATGTAGTCCCAGTAGATAGCACAGCATCAGCACTCGTATAGAAGCGAATAGGTGCACTGTACTGAGTTGCTTGGGACATAAGCATTGTCCCTACAGTAATAGTATAATTCTGGTTTGCAGGCGTACTCCTAGAGAAAGTGACTATGCCTGTAGTATAGATTACAGGTATCTTATTGAAGTTGAAGATAGCATAGATACTATCTTCAATGAGCTGTCTAAGGCCTCTAAAAACTTTATCATAGAGCTCCTCAGTAACTAATGCTACAGCTTCAATAAGGGCCCGATTTTTTGAACCGACGCGAAAGTCAGTCAATCTAGTGGAAACACCCTGCACCCAACCAATCATCCGATTGGTGAGGTACTCCATAGATTTTCGCTCAAAAGACATTGTGTAGCACCTCTTTCAAAGTAGACTATAAGCTTAGGGTGATACTGTCCGATGCTCCGTTCATCGACAGTTTGTAAGTTAAGCTTAACAATACACTTGTCCCAGTCACGGTAAGGCTCACTATAGAAACTTCTGTAATCCTACTTTCCTGAGCTAAAGACCTGTAGACAGCAATCTCCATAAGCTTTTCTCGGTTAGAGATGTTTGGGCTGCCAATTAAGTCCTGTAAGTCTGTTCCGTATTCCGGGTGTTGAGCTATATCATTAATCTCCGATTTTAAGCGTGATGCTACAGCATAGCGGATATTGTTGGTGCCACTTATGGATGCCAAGTCCCCACCGTCTTCTATAATAAGGTTTCCTGTATCATCAAGTAGTATATCTTCTCCACCGAGGAAACTAAGCATCTTTATGGCGTCCTCTGGGGCCATAATAGTTGATGCTACAGGGATGTATATAGACTCTCCGGTAATTCGTACATCCAAGGTCCTACCACCAGAAAATTTTAATTCATTATAGATGCTTAGGTACTGTATACCACTCAGCTGCACGGTATTATCCCCAGCTTCTGTAATCGTATACTCCATAACATTTCCGAAGTCTCCAGGGACGATGCACCGGAGAGGAACATCGTACTGCTGAACCCCGGCGGGTATAACAGTATCCTCTATAACTTCGAATACCCTAACAGTGTTACCTGTTAGTAGGCTTGATTCTGTTTTAAACGTCCAACCCTTTTGTATAAGCGCTTCATTTTGGTACCCAGAACGTACAATAGTAATATAACCACTTCCGAAGAAGTCTTTTATATCTTCCTTACTTCGAAGTATGTACGGATACCTAAGCCTATTATAATCAGCAATTTCCCCCCAGCGTGTAGCATCTTTTAGGTATGTAAGAGCTAGTGATTGTAGGGAATCAGCATCTGTTAGTACATGCTCTATCATAAGTACCTCAACTCCTGCTACAAAATACTAGGCCTAATGGTCAAATTCGTAGGTACACCTATATACTGGCTTCCGTACCTATTTTTCACAAATACAAGAGTTTGCAGTGTGTTTTGTAGGGACCTTATTTCTACTAGGATGTCATAGCAGACATTAGGAGCTAAGCCTAGAGTGCTACATACCGTACGGCATAACAGGATGCACCTTTGAAGATCCACGATGTTAAGGTTTATACGATCGAGTGTACTGCTAGTATAAGCTTTTATAGCATTACCAACTTCTATGGAATACCTAATAATATCTTTAATGTCACCCATCAAAGTGGCTACTTCAGGGTAATTTCTAAAGTTTAGGCGTTCTGCAGGTAAGTACAGAGTACCCTCCATGATGGCCATAAGCCCTTTACACCTCCCCTTCTAAGTATTTCCTAGCATAGCATTTAGGACATTAGTAGCATTACCCGTAGACGTAAACAAGGATGTTTCTAGCGCGGAAAAATCAAGGCTGGAATCATATACCTCTGAGGCCTTATAACCTTTGATAGCCTCATTTAGGCAGGTGAAGGAAAATTCATAGCGGTAAAGGAGTGGTTCCGATACACTTCTTTGCAAGCGAAATGATATCGGCTGAATCCTGTAATATTCCTCGTCTTCCCAATTATACCAAAACATCATGTAGTCTGGGTCATTTGATTTAACAAATTTACGATAAACTTCATTTCGGAAGTGTTTAAATTCCTCAAATCCATCACGTAGCTCACCATCAGCATTATACCTTTGCTTATATCCTGTCGTACCCGCAATGGTTACCTGCTGAAGGCCCTCACCGAAGTCTGTGACATAAACCCCACCAATGGTCTGTGTTACACTTGTTTTTGCCTGCTCCGCTTGGGTTAAACTCTGTGGGTTAAGCATAAGTGTATGACGTACAACGACTTTAGTATTTCCACTTGTATGGATTTCAAATGTTTGATGATAGCTTTTTTTAAGATTCGCTGTTCTATTTGATACTAAGGCCAATGCCTACACCCTCCTCTGCCTAACCAATTAGCCAATAGTTGCTATCTGCTTACCATTTAGTGTAGCACCCGATGCAGTAAGTTCAAGTATGGTACGGCTAGCTTTCTTACTATCATCAAGCAAGTGGCCTTTTATATCCTCGGGATCTGTTGGTATCTGTAGGGTAATTTTGTCTTTTTCTACTAGGATAAAATTAGAAGTATAGGCTTCATTCCTGACATAACCTAGCATGTATGGACTATCTTGCCTACCTTGTATAAACCCTACAAGAATCATATCACCACTCACGGGCTCCCTATCTACAGAACCGCTTACCCATATAGGAAATGGTTGCCCATAGTCAAGAAAAATAGCTTCGATTCTCCCAAATTCTTTAAAGCCCTCAGCACTGGTAATACGACCAATCTGTGTGCCATCATACGTAGGCATTCGATGTATTTTTCGAGCACCCAACCCTGATTGCTCATGCATAAAATACCCCCATTCCCTTCCGAAGGTGTACCTACGTGATGAGTCTCCCCCGAGTTACTTGAGCAGTTGTGTGCCACTCCCCATACACTTGGTAGCTTTGTGAAACACCCTCTATATAAAATTCCATCCCTATGGATTTGTGTATAAGCTTCTGTCCAATTTTTAGATCACCCTTACCCCTAATTACCAGTGTTCCTGACAGGTACTCATTATTATGTTCAAACCAATCCCTAAGTTTTTGATTTAAACTCTTTGCCATTGTAGTTAAAGCTATAGTTTGAGTAACATCTGTTAATTGAAGACCCTCAATTTGGACTTCTAAAGCACTTAGGCCATATCGCTTAACATTATCCTCATTGATCATAGGTGGGTTTACTCTTTTTAGATCAAATGTAGACGCGAAGGGTGTTAGTGTTGTACCGGCCCAGAAGATATTGTAGTTTTCGTTATCCGAATAAGATAGGCTTTCGCTAATAATATCCTCCTCTAGTATCTCATGTGACCTAAGCTTAGCCCATAGATCTTTTGTGAAGGGTGTATTTCTGAAGGTAACAACTGCCTGAGCACCGTCTTTCTTACCAAACATAGTGGCCGGGTAAGCCCACTTCCCTTTATCATCGGATAATTGACCTTTAGCCATGTCACTGGATTCCTCACATATCTCAGTAACAAGCTGTTGAGCATGTCCATCACCCCAGTCAACTTCCCAACGATCTCTTGTATCAATAAATAGCTCTGTGAAAGGTCTTAGGTTTACTCTCTCCATTAAGTTCCAGACGCTGCCCTCATACTGCTGCACGGTCATGTAGAATGGTATACTAAAGTCTGTTGCAGCAAAACGATAGCGTAGCATACTCCCAAGTTCTGCAGTTTTAGCACCACCAGTAGACCCCGTTATATTATCATCATACACTTTCCAGCTTATTCCTACTAGCTTTTTAAGAACGGATCTCATAATAGTATCCAGTATTTTAGCCGGTGTTCCTACGATAGCATCAGCACCTGTAAACGCCCGTAGGAGCGCTATCCATCCTGTCTGTGCCAGAAAAAAGTGCTGCTCTTTAGTCGTATCCCAGTTTAATTCTGGGTAAAACTTAAGCATCGATTTAATGAGGAGCTTTCCGAAGTCTCTACCTGTAACTGTGGTAGTGGTCTGTGGTTGAATGCCATTACCACCCCCAGACCTAGTGCGCGTAACTGTATCTATAAGACCTATCATTACAGTGCTCAGGTCTTCACTAGATGTATGACTAGTACCATCGATCCATAGTACACTGCTGCTTGGTGCTCTGTACCCCATATAAATAATAGCTAGATCATTGGGCCTAAGTTTTGGGGTGCCATTAGGCATAAACCAATCGTCACCTGATAAAGATGTAGAAAAAGTGCCGGCCGGAGAACTGAGCATCTTATTTGTAGTAATCGATAGCAGTTGATTTGTAGGATCTATATCGTGACTAGTGCCAGCTATTACCCCTCTAGCTTGATATAGTTTGTCTTCCGTATGAAAAGATACCTGTGCAATAGGCGAATGGTTCCTAGCGAATGACCCACCATCAGGCTTATTTGTAACACCAGTTGCCATACTGGTTACCACCCCCCTACTGTAGGATTCATAGCCATCTGTTGCCTCTTATAGGCTTCTATACCTTGCTGAACAAGCGTCTGAACAAGCGATTTAAGAGTTTCTGCTGTCATATTGTTAAGTTGAGAAACTTTATCCCCTGAGAGGTTAACATCTACTGTAATATGTGCATTAGTGCTCTGCCCTGTACTAGACACATTGTTCCCACCTAAAATGCTAGAATCACCAGCATTGAGAGAGTTCAGAAGGTCTTCAGGATTTTGCGCGACACCATTAGCGTCTCTGTACCCTAGGTGTAGGTGTGACCCTGTTGTAGAAGATCCGCTCCCAGGCTCGTCTATATCCCCTCCCATACTCCCGAGATTATCTCCTGCGTTAACAGCTATATCATGATTACCTGAAAACCACTTAGAAAAAATGCCTGGGTTTATCTTAGACATATGACTATAGGAATAGGCACTACCATCCGGCATTGTAACCATCATTTCTGTGCCACCCATGTTTGTGTTCTTCCCTTTGCCCTGAGCGTCATTATCATACTGACTTCCATCGTCTATAGTAAGCCCTGTAACTCTACCTCCCGCTAAAGCATTTAGTGGATCACCCTGTTCTCCGTCAATGTCTAAGCCTGAGTGCTCATGGTCACCACGGTTAGCTCCGAACTTTGATGTTATCTTGCTCTGCCAATTCCTAAAAACACCACCTGTGGGAGAGCCTACTGAAGTCCCTAGGCTTCCATACTTATTAAAATAGCCGTTCGCTGATTTTGCACGTTCCTGTAATAGAGCGCCACCGGAGCGTTCAAAAGATTTTTCAAAGGTGCTAGATGCATCAGAAGCATTCATCTCATTAAAGGCACTAAGTCCACCATGCGAATTTAGGATAGAGCCTGTCGTTGGGTCGCCACCATTAAATTCCTTCCAAAGGAAATCTATTTGCGTCTGCAGGTCACTAGGATCTTTACCTAAGTCTTTTGCATAGGTTTTTAAGTTGTCTAGGCGACCACCTAGCCATTGACCAACACCATAAGCCCCACTACTAGGATTAACAGCTTTTGGGTCAAAACTTGATTCAGCATTAATATTACCCATGATACCTGAAATAGCTCCGGGCTTAAGACCCTTATCAGCTAACATGTTCCACACTTTTTCTTCCGTCGTATTCCCTGCTGTACGGCCAACACCGCTACTTACACCGTCTTTAATACCTAAAAGATCATAGTAATTTTTGTGAATCTGTTTAATTTCATCGAATTTAGCTGCTGTGATTTGTTCAATGGATGTATAGGACATTAAACCCCTAGTTTTTAAGTCCTCTAAAGATGATTTTCCTTTTGTGCTAAGATCTAAGATATCTGTAACACCCATTTTACTCAAATTAGCTAGACTTCCGGGCTTTGTGCTCGTAGTACTTAGCATATCAGAGTCACCCATAGACTCTGCTGAGAAATTAGTCTTATTCCAGTCAAAAGGGAGTAGCTTTTCCAGTGCGCTACCTAATTTGTCTATAAAAGGAGCATCTGGATTCTCTTTTTCAGCCTCATAACCCGCTATACCAGCAGGTATGACACTAAGTATACTGTTTAAGGTATTAGTACCTTTGCCAAGTCCCTTTACCTTATTTACAAAACGCCCAAACCTAGTACCCACTCCTTCTGAAGCTGAGCCACCAACCCCTTCTGAAGATGTAACCCTGTCTTGCAATCTTTGGTACTGTTCGGCCCTACTTCTAGTCGGACCTTCTTCTATTAGTTCTGTGTCTGCACTTCTAAACCTTTCATAGGCTTTAACACCTAAGCGCCCAGCTATTCCACCACCAATAACTATGCCTGCTGCTGTTCCTAAGCCTGAGTCTGTACCCCCTGTACCATCTGTAGGTTCCTTTGGAGTTGATACAAAGGCTCCTACACCTGTATCTTCAAATAATTTTACTATCTTTCCAAAAACTTCAGAAAAGTTAGCTGATCCATCAACTAATCCATATAGATCATTAATGCTAGACTTCATTTGTGTAACAATAGGTAGCATTTTCTGTCCTATTTTTTCCAAGTTTTTACTAAATTCAGCATCAACGTCCATAATATGCTGCCCTAGTTCACCCTTTCTCTCGGTGTCGTATTTTGCCCCAGAGTCGGTGCCTAAGACCTTATCGATTTTGTCTGGATCAAAAGCTGTAAACCCATCAGTTACTTTATCGAGTTCTGTTACTTCACTCTTTGTGGCCTTAAATCCACCGTCCATAAGCCAACCTTGCATCATGCGCTTAAAGTTATCATTATCCCCACCGGATGTCTCTTTAAGGTACTTTGCCATAGCTGGTATGTTATCTTTATTCTGCATGCCATCTTCAAACGATGACTCCAGATCATAGAGTCCCATTTTGCTATATTTGTCTGGATTGTACTTCTGAAGGGCTGTTATACCCATCCATTTCCACTTATCGTTGTCCGGTTGGTATATTCCTCCCAGTCCGCCTATAACATTAGCACCTTGAGCACCTGTGAGCCTTGTCATACCATTTTCGTTACCTAGTCTATCTAGGGTTGTCTGATATGCTATGATCTGCGAAGTGCTTCCATCTTTAAAGGATGTATTGAGATTCTGAAGGAGGGTATTACTTGTCTTCATAACCTCTAAAATGCGAGGTGTCATACCTGACTTTTCTACAGAGGTAGCAATCATATCAGCAAATTGTTTAGGCCCAGATACTCCACCAAGTTGTTTAGCATTTCCGGCCATACTACCCACAGTAGTAGCATCTAAGCCATAGCCACGAGAGAACTTCTGAAGAGCTTCCTGTCCTTTTGCCCCCAACTCCCCAGCTTCTGAAGTATAGGCCTCCTGTAACTGCCATGACTCCGCTTGAGAGTATCCCATACCACTGCTTCGCCCAATAGCTCCTACATCGTCATACATTTTCGTATTTGAGCCACTAAAGCCATTACCTCTAAGACGTTGTGCTAAGTCTAGTGATCCTATCTCTCGTGTATGTGCTAACTGATAAGCTTCTGTAGCCATACCAAGTAGGCTACCCACGCCAGCTAAGCCTAAGGCAAATTTACCGATAATACTAACAGCACCCAAAGTTCTTGATATGACAGAACCTGCCCCGAGCATAGCAAATCCGCTATCTGATCCGCTATCTGATCCACTAGATCTTCCACTAGGTGCAGGGTTAGAGCTCCCGTAGCTTTGAGCTTCTGTATTACGCCTTTGGTACGTCTGCTCAAGCTGTCTCCTTGTTCTATCAATAACGTCTAAATTCTCTCGACGCTGTTTTATCTGATCCTTAAGCTCTTCACGTTCCCAAGCGTAAGCTTTTTTCATCTTCGCGTTAAGAGCATCTACTGAGTCTGCTTGTTTTTCAAATTCCTTGTCTAGATCCGCTAGGGTTTCTTTAAAGCGCCTTCTGTAAACATCTAGTGCCCTTAGCTGGGTATCATCAAACATCCCACCCCTACGTGCACCCTTATCCACTTCGCCTAAAACATTTTTAAGATCGCTTTGAAGGTCTTTAAGCCCTCGTTGCAGCTGTCCAAATTCTCCTTGTGCTGTAACACGTACAGCCTGTTCTGTAGAGCTCATGCCTACCACCCCCTACCTAGCTTAAAGTCCGACGGTCATGTTCTTAACCATCGGACTTCATAAGAGTCTAATCATCACTAATGTCTTCCCACGAGGCATCGTCTTCTGAGATTTTAGGCAGTACCTGCGAAATATAGTCTGGAATATAATCGTCAGATAACCTATTATCCAATTCCTCGGATTCTTTTTCATAAGCATCGAAGTCTGGATCTTCATACTGCTCAGTATCACCATCTTTAAGCTTTCGATCAATAGCTATATGGGCGAACTCTAGCTCTACCATTTCTGGTGTCATAGCTAAGATTCTAGGGTCTGTGGGAGGTAAGCATCCTGTACCTCCAGCATAAAATCTCCTAAGAATCCAAATTTTCCGTTCATTCGGGAGTTTCGCTATGCTCAGGTACTGGTTTTTCAAGGACCTTTCGAAAGGAGTTTTCCCATTCCTCATATTTCTCATAAACGTGGTAGAGGATGTCAGGCTCTTGCACGCTGTCTAATTTAATGAGCCATTCTGGGGACTTCACAATAACAACTTGTAGAGTGGCCATGACCTGGGCTATAAACTTAACGCTATTATCGACTAAATTAGCGTTAACAACCCCTGAACTCCGCAGATACTCGGATTTAATAGCACCTATTTTTACATAGTCGAGCATAGTAGGGCGTTTAAATACTACACTACCTTTAAGTTCCGTTCCGAAGACCGTTGTGTGGTCAATATACACTCCAGCTTTTAGTTCTCCCCCAAGTTTAACCTGCTCAGCTTTAGCCATAAGATCTGCTACTAGTGCTCTATTTTCCTCATTATTAGACACTTTGCCAACCCCTTTTTATTAGTACTAGCTTATTGCCTTATTATAGAATAACCCCCACCTTTTTGGTAGGGGTTATTCTATATACTTCGGAAGTTAATATGCGAGTGTTTTAGAATACATCATTGATAGCATTAGAATCTGTAATAGCTTGAGCTGCTGATTCTGCAGCTGCGCTTATAATAGCTTGAGCAGCTGCATCAGGCGATGTAACTTCAACTACACCATTGTCAGAGGAAAGGTACTGCCATGTAGCATTCTGACCAGCTATAGCATTAACACGAAAGTTTTCACTGCAATCCTGAAGAGAGCAGTTGCGGTAAACGATGATGATATCATTAGTATACTTATCAGTAACTTCGATATCAATAACTCCTAAGTTAAGAATACCGATACCTAATGCAGCTAATCCAAGATCCTTAAGTGACTTTTTACGCACCATGAATTTATCTACGGTTACTGTACCCTCGTAACGGAGGGCTACATGCTCTTTAGGCATAATAGATCCTAGCTCATATTGAGCCTGCTGACCAAATGACCTACGGCCATCGACAGATTGTGCTCGGCCAACTACAGCACCATTAATTTTTAGCTTAATTGTATTACCAGAATGAACAGTTTGTGTACCCGAAGGTCCTAGAGTAGACATAGGCTATACCCCTCCCCACTATTTTAGAATTTTGAAGTTCTAGAGTCTTAGGTGCGTGGTTATCAGAAAGTTATTAATTGGAAGTGTCGGAATACCTTCCCAATCAATAATAAATGAAGTACCGGCTTTAGTGACTTTTTGCTTGGCGTAGCCAGAAATTAACCCAGTGCTTTTGAACCCCTCTAAAATAGAAACTAGGTCATTGTATATAGATACTTCGATGCCATAGACACCAGCTCTACCTACATACTTATCCTCAAGATAGCCTCTGATCGTTTGACTAATTTCTACCTTTATTGAGGATACTGAAAGCTCCTGCTGAGTAAGGTCAGAACTAGCAGAGCAAGTGACTCCTTGCACGACTCGGTAGCCTTTATTTCGGACATACTCAGTAGGTGATATATGTCCAGTGAGCAGAGTCTCGATCTCTACCCCGTCATATACCTTCTCTAACCCTACACACTTAACGTACTTATAGGTAATCGGATCTTGAGAGGATCTTCCAGCCCATAGACCGGCATACGCTGCTGCAAGGTAGTTCGACGGCTTCAAAACTTTGTTACCTACATCATCAAAGACATACATGCCCGGGGTAGCCATCAGAGCCAACTCACTGTTTATGGCGCTCTGTAATGCAATAACTGCGGATACCGATAATCCAGTGGCATGCCCATAAAAAGCTCGGCGCTCTCTGCGGTTCTTAATCGAGGACATCAGGGTACAGTGCGTGTCAACTTTGACTTGGATAGCCTGTGCTGTACTGGCTATCATAATCCCATCAACGCTCTCAACGGTTAGAAGGTCTATAGCAGCTTGCCAGTCAGAATCAGCTCCTATAGAAGCCACGGGAGATACTGCAATCAAGTCAGCACCATGACCCCAGCTAAGCTTCATAAGATCCAGAAGTTCACAGGATGCTATCATAGTTCCTGCTACTGTAGGATCATTAAAGTAAGATACTGTTCCTACAGGAGTTCCGCTCGTCCCTCCCGGGGTTGCTGTAGTCGAAGTAAGTGCACTTGTCAGTCCAACACTCGTCCCATTGGCTACACTAATATTCAGTGAATCATCGTTCAAGGCCGTGACTTTTGCAGTTAGTGTAACCACTGCACCAGTGCCCCCTACAGTGAAGAACCCAGCAATATTCGTGTCCGCGGATAACGATGCCCTGATTTTAGTTGCAACTGCAGAAGCATCATCAGCTAAGGCAACTGCAACTGAGATTGTTTTTGGTGAATTTGTCATTCCTAAGGCTGTAACTACCACGGTAACATTTCCAGCTGTAGTTATAGTGCCGACGACTGTAGTTGTCTCTACCTGCGCTGCTAGCCCAGGCACAATACCAATACAAGCCAAGACCTTAAATCCCCCAGCCGATGCAGGGGACATACTTGCAGTATCTACCGTTGAGTAGGCTCCTGGTCGTTTAATATTAGCTCCTCCAAAGGAGATGTTAATTGCCATCCTTCCATACCTCCCCTACTATTTATAGACGCGTTCAGATTGAGCTTTAAAGGCCTCTGCCCACGCTACTTGACTCCTAGGGCTGAGGTCCTTTTCTTCAACCTTAAAACTAGCCACTAGCCCCCTATGTGGCCTTAACTCAGTGATAAATTCAGCTAAGGTCATTTGACGGGCTAATTCTGCTGGGTACGCCACATCTTCTTCTTCTGAAGGTGTTTTCTTTTTATCAGGCATAGTTATCTCCCCCTTTCCCGTTAATAAATACCTAAAGTTCCTTGATCGTCTACGCTAGTAATAGGCTCTACGACTTCTGTAAAGGACACATCAAGTGGATTTAAGTAACTCATGGTTATTGATGCCCAGTACATCACCATAGGGGCCTGTGCCATCGTACTGTCCTGCTCATCCCTACCGCTACGCAGATTAAAGTTTATGAGCCCTTTTTCAGCTAAGTAATTTCTCATACTAAAGAGTATAGCCTTCGTTGCTAGGTATAGCTTCTCCCGCTCATCAGCGTTTGTGTGCCATATACGAATTTCTTGGGCTTCTGCAAAGAAGGTGCCATAGAATGTTGTGTTCACTTTTGTAATTGGATCATATGAAGTGCCCTGTCCATCAGATATCGATTGTGAACTTTCTGAGTCATCAGCACGGTTAATTCCTACGCATGGTAACTCAGTGGGCTTTTGCGGGTCAGCTTTTAGTACATTAATTGTGTTCTTACCTGTGTAACCTAAGCCTACAAGACCTGCTTTTAGGCCATCAACAAGTTCCTGTTTCACATCAACTGTAGCAAAAGTAAAGCCCACTATTGACCACCCCCTAAGCCCATAAAGTACAGGTCCATCTCAAAGCCACTCCGAATAAGCTGTAAGACTTCCTCTCGTGTATTTTCCACAACTGCTTCACGTATTGGCCTAGGCTTAACCCCAGGGAATTGCCAAGATGCAGGATCTGAGTTAGTCGATACTCTTCGGAAGGTCATATATTGAGAATGGTTTGGCTTACCCATTTTCACCATGCCACTAAATAGCCCGGTTTTCCATGTGTACCCCTTGCCTGGGTGCGGGCTTACGTGACTTCTTTGCCCATCAGACGTCTCCTGCAGGTGACCACCCCATGCATACTTTCGTCCGGTAACTAAGGCAGTTAAGAAGTTATTCTTGCGACTGAACCCAAGTGTCTTTGCTTGGTCGTGTACGTGCTTAGGCATCGCTGCCATCGTAACTGTCCCCGGTGTTCCATGCCTAAAGGGTACTGTGATGTATCGAGAGCCACCTTTTCCAACCTTAGCTTTTGGTGATGATAGGAGTCCGTCTTTTTGGTTGTAGGGTTTTATGCCATCTTCAATGAGTCTTCCATGTCCTGAGGTCGTCATAACTTCACCTGTAAGATTCCCCAGCATCTTAAGACCTTCTTGAATACTGCGGGTGTATTCCCCCGAAACAACGCTAATGTGGAACGTTCCCCCTGAGTAGGTCACTGTAACACCAGACGCATACTCAACCCAAGTTCTCTGTATAACATCTGTAAGAGCTGCACGCACAGCTTCAGAAGTATACGGGAGGTTCCCCTGTCCTGCCTTTTCAACGGATCTGAGCACATTATCTAGGTTAGGAACATCTGCTGCAATTGTTAGCAAACTCATACAATGCGCTCAACTCCTCCAGACAAGTAGCGCAGGGCTACATAGCGCGGAAAGTCCTGACCATCTTGATGTCTAGGCTTCGGTAGCGTTGCTGTAACTACGTATGTTGGCCTATGGTAATATGCAGCGCTATACTGCTCCCCTACTTCAGGTGACAGCCCATCTTCAAGCCATAGTACGACATTTCCTGCCATTTCAAAGTCTATCCCAGGTCTATAGATCACTACTCCACCTGTCATAGGATTGTACTTTTGTATGGACTTAACGTGGGTGATGTCAGTATTAAGCAGGGTATCTGGTGGTCGAGCATTAATAGGTGTGTCTCTGACCAGAACTTCAGAAGACTTGAACTCATCATCAAGAAGTGTGATCTTATCATACATACCAATACCGAAGATTGGGTTGTTTGTGTATTGACCTGTAGGCATACTATTTAGTGGGTGGCGTACAGGGATTCTTTTTGGTACGGTCATTACCGCATCCCCAACTTCAAATACCCCGGCCATGGCCTCAAAGTCCTTACTCAGTGTGATACTCGTAATTAAGGCTTTTGATTCTATAGGTGTCTGGTACACATGCCCTTTACCATGGCAAGCTAGGCACGTATAATCCGGAGAACCGCTATCAGGGTTCCAGCAGGAGCATATAATAGTTTCTTGCCACCTAACAGGTCTGCCCCTACGATCAAGCATCTCCTCAAGCTTAACAACATTTAATACAGGAGTTTGCACGTATCCACCCCCCCTTAAAGGACTGTAAAGGTTAAGCCACGTTCAGAGCTTCTGACACCTGACTTCGTTTCATCAAAAAAGTCAGATATTTCTTCTTTGTACTGCTTAATGTGGGCGCTATACAAAGTACTGTTTGCAGAGGTTGTATAACTCACACTCTCAGATAGACCGTCAATTGACGTTGACATACCTGTTAAGCCAGACTTATAGGCTTCGCCGATAATACCAAGAACATCGACTGCGACCATTTTAGCAACAATGTTTCGAATGTCTTCAGGTATCCTGTTCTTGGCGTACCCTGCAATGTAGTCGATGTACCACATTTGAGGTACTGAGCGGTTAAGCTGCCCCGTCATAAATCCATAACCCATCTGTGTTCCACCTAGAAGGCTAAAAATAGTTGGATCCCCAGCATAAGGGACAATCTGAAACTGCCCTGATTTAGGATAAAGTTTTACCCACTCTGGCCTAGTTAGGAAATCAACGATAACTTGACCATTCGGAAGGACCAACTTTAAACCGGTTATCTTCTGTACTGGACGTTCCCTAAGCTGCGTAAAACCCATGTTAGCATAAGCTTTTGCATCGTAGTCGTAGGGTGGTTCAGCTATCTCATAATCCGTTCCTTCTACTAGTCCTCGTTCTTCAGGGTTAGAGGCGATTAACTTAGGCTTCAGAAAGATACCTAAGTGCCTCTCTACCTGACGTCTAGCCCCGTCTATGAGCTTCTGTACAGAGGTTTCCTCTATTGAGTTTCCATAGCTGTCGAAGAACGGAAGTCCAAAACACCATGTACTCTGTATTTCGTCTACATCTGGTAAGTTTGTCTCTGCATAGGTTATAATAGCCATTAGATACCCTCCTACATCCCATAAGCTACAACAGTGACGGTGCCTGATGCTACGAAGTTATAACAAGTCACTGGAATAGGTCGAGTTGTCCCGGCCTTAATAGGTATACCATCTGTAGCCGGATGACCACCCTCGGGAAAATCATTAAGATAGAGCAAAACGTCTGCTCCAGTATCATTGGTAACTTCAATATAAGCATACTGAGTACCTAGAGTCCCTACTGCACCTACAATAACTTTATATTGTCTAAAACCTGCTACACCTAGCATTTCATCACTCCCTTACTACCTAGAGGTAGATGTTCTTCGTTGTGCAGGCTTTTTAGGTACTACAGCTTGGTTAGTCTCTTCAGCAGGTGCTTCAGCTTGGTTAATTTCTTCAGCAGGTGCTTCAGCTTGGTTAGTTTCTTCCACTACTGTTTCTTCCACTACTGTTTCTTCCACTACTTCCTTATACCCGGGAACCTGCACCAGTATTTCTGCTACCTCATCAGATACCTCTGCAAAACCGTTTGAGTCGAAAGACACGACTTCTGAAAGGACTACAACGTTTTCTGGTAGATCACCAAAACACTTTTGAACCTGTGCCATGCTTTTACCTCGCTTTCAAAATCTAAAAGTGAGGGCTAGATACTAGCCCTAGCCCTCACCTGTGTGTACTAAATAGATGGTATTACTGAAGGCTTGGGCGAACTGTACCGAAGCTAGGAGCATCATAATTTGGGGTGAAGAGCTCACGGTTGGAGTTAAGGCCCAGTGTTCCAATGTTTTTAAACACGATGATTCTCCGAGGGTTGTACACTTGAATCATGCCATAAAGCAGGATCATAAAGCGCTCTGCAGCTGAAATGCGAGCTAAAGGCAGCTTCATAAGTGGTGCAAGCTGTTTAAATGATAATACGTTTTCTGGATCATTATCTAGTGCCATTGCACTATGTGTTCCCGGAATATCAGCATTTGTGTCTATAATAGCTTGAGTTGTTTCTGCACCAGAGTCCTTGATTTCAAAGGCAAACAAGGCATCAGCAGCTGTAGACTTCGTACCACGATAGACCTTATAAGACTTTGCCGGAGGATCACCGACTACTCGATTAATGGTTAAAGTAACTGCTTGTCCTAGAGTTACAGCTACAGACCCCATAGACACTGGTGCTGATTCTCCTGCGCTGTTTTTAGCTGTTACAAAGTAGTAGTAGGTTCCTGAAGGGATTGTAGCCCCGGATGATCCGGCTACTATCTGACCGCCCGGGTATGTTGGTACAGCAGGCGCCCCTTTAGCTGAGGCAGAAGGAACCGTAGCCTGTGGCTTAAGGAATATGTTATTAACAAACTCAATCGGGCCAGCATTTGCCATGTAGCCTCCGATAGGCTGGCCTAACATTATTTCCTGACCTTGGCCCATCATTACCCGCTGCCGACCACTTGAGCCCATAACAAGCTTGGATAGGTCCTTATTAACTTGGTTCGTTAAGTGCAGCTCTAATTTACCTCTTCCGAAGTTATCTGCAATAATCGCTGAAGCGTCTTCCATGGTATTCTCATCCAGTGGTTGACCCTTCATATCAATAACGTGCTGATTCGCATAGGTTTTTCCAGCAACAGCATTTATAACCTGCATCATAACTCCGTCAAAAGCCAAGGGGTCAAGAGCGGAATTACCAAAGTATAGAGCTTTTTCAAGCTGCATCAAAAGCCAAGATGTTCCATTTGTAGTTTCGCGGGCAACGATATCACCAACTGTGTTACGCACTATAGTTGCAGGATGTGTGATGACACGAGTTGTCCCGAGGAATTTAACGTACTGGGCTTGACGGAGGTAGTGTGAATCTTCTTCATTTGGAAGGCCACCCTCAACGAAGAACGGAGAAGAATTTCCCCCCATGCTGTCCATTACGTTGAACTCTTCAACAGTATTAAATGCCTGTTTCTTCCCGATGCGTTTCCAGAACTTAATTTGGTCTGTCGTCGCGGTAACCACTTTAAGGGTTGCTTCTAAAGACTGTGGACGCAGCGCCGACATATCATTAAAACTACCATAGGCATCTCCCTGCTCCCCGGTGCCTAGCGCTTTATTAAGCTCCTCAAGTTCCCCAACTGTACCTTGCCCAAACCCGTCCTCAAGGCCGTTAAAGTTTTCAAACATAGGTTTACCCCCTTTACTACTACTATTTTCTGTAGGTACTTATTGCATACCAAGTTCAGCTTTTACTGAATCTGGCAAACCTAGGTTCTGCAGTGGTGTCCCTGCCTCGAATCTTGTAACAGCTGAACCTGGAATTAGCTTAGCATCGAATGACTTCATGAGAATTGCCCCGGCTTGCTGCCGTGTGAGGCCACCTTTGTCGCCTTCAATAGACTTCTTAAGCGTTGTAATGTCTCGTGGACTTACTGCACCCTTACGCCCAATGGGGAGATTCATAACACCATCAAGAGACTTCTTAAGCTCTGCATTATCAGTCTGCATCGTCTCAATTTTTTCAGTCAAGCTCTTAATGACATCAAAGGCACCCATAAGGGCTTTCGTCATTGTTACCTGCTGCTTAGACACAAGGCCTAGAGACTTTGAAAGGCCACCCATACTGTAACCAAGCTCGTCCACCATGTCTGATAAAAAATCAGATACTTCAAGCGCCTGAGCACCATCCTTATGGTCGATTAGAGATTTCCGGAAGTCCATCTGAAGAGATTTTTCTTTCGTATCTTCATCATCTTCGTCGCCATCTGCATCTTCGTCGCCATCTTCGTCGCCATCTTCGTCGCCATCTGCATCTTCATCATCTTCGTCATCCTTGTTACTGGACTTCGTAAGCGTTTCATCGTCTTCTGTATTCAGTTCTAAGGACTTTCGAAGTTCTTCCAAATCTGCGTCTAGCAGACCAGCAAGTTCTTTTGTCTTACCCATAGCCCCACCCCCAAAATTTGTACTAAAAATAGATTTTAAAACAGCATGTTTACCTAGTATATAGGAGGCGAATGAGTACGCCTCTTCGTTATCTAGCCCGTTTTCCAAGGCGAAAGTATAGGTCATCGTACCTACAACGCCCTGTGAGCCAGCGACGAACTTATCACGTAGGGACTTCTGTAAAAAGTTACCTCTACAAAACTTCCTAAAGAGCTTAACCCAATCTGTCTGGGGATCTTGAGTTTCACCTTCCAAGGACTGAGGCATGATAGCTGCAGCTCCTGAAGTATCCATTGATTTTTCAACATCTAAGCTAATCGTTAGCTCATGGTTTTTCTCAAACGACTTAGCAAGCTCAGCCCATGTAATTGTGTTCACCGGATTCATGGTAAGCACAAGATTTCGTAAAACGGATTTTACAATTTTTCCTGTCTTACGATTTCGTTCTTTAACATTTCCTTCAATAGACCAACCCATTGTGCGTTTAGTGTGGCTCTTCTGAAGGTCTTGCATAGTCTGAATTGCTTCTTGAGCGAGCTTTCTCTGAGCAAAAAGTTTAGCTTTTACAAAGATACCCTTGACTACCTCATGTCTTGTAGGGTGTGTAAATTGACCTATTTTAACCGCTAGAGGCTCACCTATAAATTGCTTAGGGGAGTTACCATGCTCGTACTTTATCCAACCCTTATCCAGAAAATAGCTACAATCCATACCTTCTGGTGTGATGCTATCATCTTCTTCGTCTTTGTTATCAGACGTCATGACACCCTGTACTATGTAGTCGCCGTTTTCATCGATCTCAATGGACTTTATAAGATCATGATCTTCAATAGGCACAAATACCCTATAAGTATCCTCTTGTACCGTTTCATTACTGACTAGCATTCATTTCACCACCTTCCGAAGTAGGTGTAAGTATAACACAGCTAGGATGTCCAAAGACACGCTGCTTGGCTAGGTGAGCTGGCGAAACCTTGGCCTAGTCTACGTGTCTTGGGCCATCCTAGCTGTGTTATACACGGATTTTGTTGCCCTAAATATTTAACTATTGTTAATAGTACCAACTTCGGAAGTAAATGGCAAGATAAATTACATAATTATTCATAAGTAAGCCCTACTTATTTATGAATAATTTACTTTTATGTGGTTCTTCTGGTATAGCTCCTAGGATAATCGGGACTTCAACATGTGTTTTACACGTAGGGCATATGGCTATGGCTTTACCATCTGAGAATAGAATCATCCGTGAGCGGATCTTGTACCCGCCACTCTGCATTGAATCCATAATGATTCTTTTGCATCCAGGACACTGTACCATAGCCTACACACCTCCCATGCTTAGGTTACTTGATGCCGTAGATAGCCTTTTTAGAGACTACTATATAATCAGAGTACTTAAACTTAGCACACCTTTTGAGAAGGTTTACCCATAAGACTCCTACCTCTGTCTGTATCATATCATAGTCCATACCTGCAGAAGATAGCTCTTGCCTGAACTTTACTTCGTTTTTTGCTAGGTACTGTACAGCTGCTTTAACTTCAGAAGTATCTTTTAGCTCTTCAAATGAGTTAGCGTTGAACATTTGTTCATCCACAGTCTTAAACCTCCGCGCTTTATAGAATAACTACCAACTTAAGAGCCTTAGCTACTTGCCTTCCTACTTGGGTTGGGGGATTTTCATTAGACTTTGGTCTTTGGGCACTACCTGGGTCACCTGTTGTACCCTTTGGCTTAGCGCCTGCTCTGCGCTTCTGGCTCCTAGTGAAGTTCTTTGTTGAGCTAATTTTAGACTCTGAATCTCCAAATTTAGTAACCTCTTCAGCATCTCGCGTAGCCTTAGTGACTCTCTGAATATCCCCCATTTTAATATCTTCAGCGTTGAACATAAAGTCTTCGATGGTTCCGGGCATGTGCAGAGATTCGATGCGTACACTATTAGCTCGTCCTACTTGCTCATGTCCTTTTGTTGCAGAATCTGAGCGCCTGACACGTGCAGTAAACTGCGCCATCTTCTGAGGGTTCCAATCCTGGTCCATCATAAGCATTAGGTGAGCATTACCAAAGTCTACACCCTCCTTGCCTGCTGGAGACACAGTGGTAGCCCACATATTACCCTGATCTTTTGCATAACTGTTTTTATTTCCTCTAAATCCGGTCTTAGTCTCCTCCCGGTCCTTAGCCTCTCCGGTAAACTGCCCCGCAGCTAGACTTTGACCCTGCTTCTGCAGCTTATCTGCCCAATAAGCTAAGTGTGGGTGCTCACGCTGTAGATCGCGAATAACCCCGTCTGCAACATCGGTTCCAAAGGTAGTGTAACTAGACTTCACAACGACTTTGGGCATCAGCTCTGGTTTACCTGCTTTAGCCCTAGCCTCGTTTTCCGTAGCTAATGAATCTAGGTAGGTGCTTATTCGCTGCTTCATGTACTCAGCCTTAGGGTTGTTGTGGTGCATTGGTGGGAGAAGCTTAGGACTTCCGTCACTATTTCGTTTAAAACTACCTTCCCCATCGCTCTCAAAGTACCGCTTGTTGCCATGCTCATCGACTTTATAGTGGCCTTCACCTGTAACTGGGTTATAGGGTTTTAATCCTCCGGATTTCACTTTCTTGGCCTTGGCCCCAGCTTCTGCTACTGCCTGAACATCTGTATCTCCTGAATCTAGAGCACTTCCCCCACCGGGCACATACATCCTACTCGCCAGTGGTGCATTTAGGTGCTTCTGAAGCTTCTGCATAGCAGTTAGGTAATTCTTGGACGTTTCACCCTTTTCAGTGTTGTCATACCCCGTGGCACTAGCTTTAACCATCTCCTGAAGTTTAGCATCAGGCAGGTATTGCTTCTGAACTGCATGGTAATCGTTATAGAACTTCTGTTGAGCAGGGCTCAGATTAGCTGGCGAAGTTGTCTGGGATGTATATGTTTCACCATTTTTGCCTGTTACCTCATGACTTCCACTTTCAAAGTCAAACACAGAGTGCTTGGTTCCATAGTAATCCGTTGTCTTATGATCTCGGTTACGGTCTGCCATGTTACTCATGAAGTCTTCGGGTGCATTTTCCTTTTGAGCTGCGTCGCTTCCGATGATGTGGGGAAAGTGAATCTTGGACCTATCACTGTACTGTACGTCTTCTGAACCCCTGAACTGAACAATATTAGCTACGATATCCCCAAGCTTATCCGCCATGGCTGGCTTAACTCCAATAACTTTACCATTTTTGTCCTTCATAAGGAACTTATCTGTAAACTCCTTAGCTGTACCAAGTTCATGTCTTCCACCTGTGACGGTATCAATAAGGCTATGGACTTCACGAGCATCATTTTCCATGGGAGTACCAGACAGGCCCCAAACGTTTTTAAAGGAATCAGTTGTTTCAGCTAAGGATTTACCACGCTGTCTTCCTTGATTCTTAAAAGCATGAATTTCATCGACAATAATATTGTCGTACAGGCCGGACTTAGAAAGTACATCTCGGTGTTTCATGAATTGGTCATAGGACATAATGTGGAAGTCATGGTCTTCTGAGCCTATGCTGCTGATATTATTTACAAAGTGCTTAGAACTCACAGCCTCTTGTTCAGTGCCCTCTTGCCCAAACATATGACGCCCGCCCTCAGACTTCATCCAGTTACCACTAGAATCCTTCTTCCGAAGATTACCCTCAGACCCAATGTAGAGAGCTCTGGAATTAGTCTCTCCACCGATCTCCTTACCCCAGTCCGATTGAATTCCAGCAGGGGAGACAACAAGCGTCTTTCCTGGCTTTCTTCCTTCAGAAATAGCCTTAGCCTTCTCGTGTAAAGCAGCTGCTACACCTGTGATTGTTTTGCCGGTGCCCATTCCGTGTCCAACTATTCCCCGCCCTCGTTCAACTAAGTGGGATACCCCAGCAAGCTGCGTACTATAAAGACCTTGCTTCATTATCCGACCACCTGGTTTAAACTGTGCTTGGTACGCTTGGCCAAAGGCACTTTCTGAGTCACTAGCATTCGGTTGATAGGCCTTCTGAAGCTCTTCAGGACTCTTAGGCTTACGATCCTTACGGTTGAAATGTTCTGCTAGATGTTCTCTAGCATCATGACTTACAGACAGGCCTCCTAGGGCTTCTCTAAGCTCTTCAAACTTACCTGCTGAAATCTTAGCTGTTCCATTGCTTAGGACTCTAACCCCATAGGTAGATACTTGATCTCTCATAGCTTCAGGTACATGAATTTCAAGTTCTTTTGTATAAGCACTCTTAAACTGCTTAAGAAGTTCTTTACCTGCTTTTGATCTTCCGAGACGTTTGGTTAGCTGCTTCATCATAGCGTCTGATAGTTCTAGTTGGTTATTCATAACACCGTCTTTATCAAAGGCGCTGTTTATACCTGCCTTCTGAAGGGCTTGACTGAATAGCTCTTTTACCTTGTCAACTTTCTTCTGATCCTTAGGATTATCCGCTTTGAAGGTGCTCGTGGTATCCATCCGGTGTGTGCCCGTCTTTGCTGTTTTAACAACTGACTGGCCACTCGCTGATAAGGTTCGGCCTTCTTCAGAAGCTTGCTTAAGCTCTGACTTCTTGAACATCCCTATAACATGGCCTTTACCGTCCGTTACCTTGTAAGTGTCCCCTTCGATAGCATGAATACGCCCTTTTCTGAATCCTTTTTCTCCAGGATAAAGAACAGCGTTTCCTTCCTTCATGGCTACTTTGTTCTTAGTAGTCAGACCTCGATCTACAAGCTTTCCGCCTTTGAATAAGGCTTTGATAGGCTCTCCTGTTGCAGGATCCACCGCTCCCTTGGGGATGTCATTGGTGTCCATAAATCTGTAACTGTCATACTCTCCACCGACTACCCTAGGGGCACCTTTTCCATCATATTCAAGCTGAATGTGATGACCTAAGGAGTCACTAACATGAGTTCCAGAACCTGAATGAGCAGTAACCCATGCCCTATTACCTACGGCTCCTTGCATGACCTCATGCAAATCGCCAGCATTGGCGATAGGTTTTCTCTGTTTCAGAAGACGCGCCATGACTGGATCTGTGATCGTCCCCTTAGCATCTACCATAACCGTGTTTTGGGTTCCATCGGGCATGTCCTGTGCATACGTGTGACTTGTTACTTCACCTTTTTTATTCCGACTTTGATTAACAAGCTTGAAGTCCTTGTGAGCCATGCCCTCCTGAAGTCCTAGCTTGGTATTGGACCGTGCCTTAGCATATTCAGCTTCATCGATCTGCTTCATAAAGGGCTTATCACCCTCAGAGTTGGCTTTTTTAGCTAAGATGTCTTGAAGTCCTGAAGCATCAGCACCTGTGTACCCTAGAGCCTTCCCTAGACCACCCCATGTATTTAGGTCCTCGTGCTGACCCCCATCAGGGTCAAAGACTTCAGCAATCGTTGATCCGAACCTTGTATGAGCCCCACCCTGGCCCGCCTTAGTGACTTCGTTCTTAATCTTTAGTGCTATTGTCTTACCTGTAAGAGGATTTCCTACCAGATACGTCCCATCAGGTAAAAGTTTTTTACTAGCCTCTTCTTTAGCCCTTGTAAGTTCGTTCTGACCTAGCAAGTCGACTATGGTATCTTCATCAGCGCCTTTACGTACTTGGGCTAATAGGCCACTGTTACCTGTTTTACCAATCATCATCTTTGCATTTTTACCTGCCATAGATCCTGCCTTGGATAGGGCATCCATAGCCTCTTTTCGATCTGCTTCAGTATCTCCACTGTCACGGTACTTCTGTAGAGCTTCTTTAACTCCTTCTTTGCCCAGATAACGGTTACCTAGAAACTTTTTGCGCTCGTCCTCACTCATGCTCTCATAGGCTTTTTGCTCATCTTCTGTGAAGTTGGCATAGTCATGGTGCCCTTTGTGCTCGTGTTCTCTCAGGTAGGTCTTCCGTATGCCTAAGTCCTTATCCGTTTCGTCACCACGCCAGGACTTACGCATACCTTCCATGTCTTCTTTAAAGGCTTCGATACCCGCATCCTTATGCCCAGTGTCTTGCTCATGGTGGAAGTCAATCTTATCTTCTGGAGCCCCTTGATTATGTTCCTCTCTATGAACTTCATTCGCTGAATCATAGATGAGATTACCATCAGACGTGTTGACTAGGACCCGCTTACCGCCCCATGTAATCCATGCGCTGCCCGGGTTCTTCAGAAGGAGTTCTTCTGACCATGTATGCCCAGAACTCTTTTTCTTAGCCGATCCATGCTGGGCTTCAGAAAGGCTAGAGTACTTTTTTGCATTGGCTTTTACATAGTCACCCATCTTTTTATTGACTTCGTGTTGCTTACCTTTATGAGGAAACATGGACTTCTCTAAAGACGAGTTGAAGCTTTTATAAAGCTCATTATCTTCAGGTAAACCGAACTCCACAATTCGGGCATGGAGCTCTCCACCCTCGGTGTAGACTATCGATCCAATGTACTCTTGGGGTGCCATAGACTTCTGCAAGGAAAGAAGGTTATCTGCCGTGGCAATTCTCGTTTGCTTGTATACTAAAATATCAGTGCCTATTCCCCATGAATTCAGGGACTTCACAAGATCATACTCATAGAGTGACTTCATAACGAGATTGAATACGAGAGACTTCATCATAGCAAGTTCTTTTAAGGCCGGGTGATTCTTTGTTCGAGCATCAGATAATTTAACCATAGCGCTTCTGTAATACTTATTAACCCAGTCCTTGGTTGCCTGCTTACCACCTTCGTACCCGCCCTGCCTGTTAATAGCTTCAGCTACTTCGTCAAGGGTCATATTTCCTTTGTTGATCTTAGCTGAGGGACTTCCAAACATAACCATGAAGACTAGTTTTTCTTTGCTGCTAAGGCCTATGTCCTGCAGAACTTTAGGGATCGCTGTCTTAAGCTCTTTTTGACGCTCCTTCTGCTCATACTGTTCATCAGGTGTCGCTTCTGTACTTTTTACATTAGCTGCAGCTGAACCTGCTGTCCCTTCTTCTCCATCAATGTCCTTATCTAAGGTACTGGTCTTCTGACGATCCCTATAGGCCTGCAGTGTCTTTAGACGCTCAACTGGATCTGTGATCCGTTTCTTGGTAGCTACCCATTGACCTGTCTTTTCATCATAGGTTGGATTGTCCATAATCGGTGCGCTTTTAAACTTAGCCGAAGTCTGTTGCAAATGATTTGCAAGTTCCTCCATCGATGGTGTATGGCCTAGGCTCTGGATTAGTTCTGCTTCCCCTTTATGCAGGTCTGCCAGTGCTCCCCTGATCTCATGAGGTGCCGGGACTTCATTCAGAAGAGCATACATATCCTTGTGAAGCTTCTGCTTCATACGGGATATGACATGGGCTCCAATATTAGTATCTTTACCAGGATTCTGACTTCCGCTCATGACCCGGTATAGAGTCTCATACATAGATGCTCGGGCTGTTTGAAGAAGATCCCCATAATACCCCGTCTCTTGGTTGTGGACCTCTCCATCACCGCTCGGTCCAACGTCCTCAATTCGGTTAACTTGACTTAGGAGATTCATTCCCCGGGCCTTTCCCATCTGAAGGGTTGTGTGATAAGCTAATCGGTCATTTTGAGTAGTCATATCCCCAGCGATTCTGCGAATATCAGCCTCTGATCGTTTACCTGGCTCTTTCTTCATAAGCGCCTTAGCTTCTTTTGAGTTCCACATCTCATCAAGCCTTGACGTAGCTTCAGGGTTATTCTCTAAATCTTTGTAGTCCTCTGCATGAGAACTCTGCTCAGTATTTTTCATCTGGGATGACCTACCAGTCGTTCCCTGTTCAATGGGCTTCCGAAGTATATCAGGGGCCGAAAGGTCACGCTCTTTCTTAGCTCTTCTATTTGCTTTGTTCTCGGCCGTGGCCTTCTGCTCCATTGCTTTTACCTTAGTGGATTGCTGCTTTTTGCCACTGGTCAAAACTAGCTTAGGCTCTGTGGCTTTACCTGTACCATTAGCCCTATTCGCTGCTTTGGTTGTTTGACCCACTGCAGCAGAAGCCTTCCGCTTCTTGGTCTTAGCCTGGGCGTCCATGATCTTTTTGTGGTCATTGGCATGGATGACATTACTACGTTTAACTCTGCTTTTCTTGCCATCTGCATGACGCACATGGTAATAGTCCCCGTCTACCTTCTCAACAGTGCCTGTTTTTCCAGTATGAGTAACGACACTTGAGCCACCTTTGATAGAGGAAAACTTTCCGAATTTATCCCGAGGGTGAATTTCCTCTCTCCATGATACTGTACCTATGGCTTTCTCTAAATCTATGTATAGATTCATATGAATCCCTCCTTCTGGACAAATAAAAATGGGGCTAAGCAGCCTAAGCCACTTAGCCCCATTTTACCAGACTTTAGGAATTAATTATACACAGACTTCCGAAGGCTATCTTTTACCATTGTATATGGAATCGTAACTTCTTCTGTAGCTACCCCATGCCTCTACTGACAAATGATCCGTAGATCCCTTAACTTCTTTTTTGACGTACTCATCAAACGTAGGCGCTGTCTTAGGAGATTCACCATGTTTTTCAATATGCTTCTGAATCATAGTATCAAGATTTTCCCTGTTGCGCTCTATTAACTCCTTAGCTATTTTTACAGCTAAATTCTTACTACTGTTGCTCGTAATTTTAAGACCAGAGCGGGCTTCTGAAACTGCCCAGTCTCCTTCTCGCCCATGGATAAAAGCATGGATACCTTTTCCTACGTTCACTTTTTCCGCATTGTGCACGGGCGTATACTTAGCTTTACCGTTTTTACCCTTAGGTACAGCTATATGGTAGGGTGTTACTGGCTGCTCAGAACCGAATATGGTGCCAGCTTTACCTGGCTCTGCTGTTGCTGGACTTTCACCATGTTTGTCTATGTGCTTCTTTACCCCTTCAGCTAGTTTAGTAGGGCCTAACTTAGTCACGGCTTCCCGAGCTTTTACCATTGTTTCATCTTGAGTTTTACCATTAGCAAGCATAATACCTGAACGAACTTCTGTGATCACCCAACCTCGACCCCCTGCTCCTTTGTGTATGAAAGCATGGACATCGCCACCTATATCAATCCGTTTACCATCTACAGGTACATAAGTTAACTTACCTGTTCTGTCTCCTACAGATTTATTTGACTTATAGTACTGGGCTATTTTTGGCTCTTCTTTGGGTTTATTAGCATCCATAAACTCCTTGAAAGCATCAGCCATAGAAGTAGTCTCTGCATGATGTTTGAGTATTAGTTTTTTATGCTCTTGATCTGACCATTCTTTCTGCTGTGCTAAGCTAGCACTACCTGCTAAGTGTTCCCTGTATCGATCATGTATAACTCCTACGTATTCACCTTGTGCCCCTTTCATGTACCCCGTTTTAACCATCTTGTCATGAAAGTATTCATCAGGTGTCATCTCCCAAGGTTCTTTATTAGGCTCAGTACCTGCCATCAGAAGAGCCAAAGGGTCAAAGTCTGCAAAAGCTTTTTCGTCTGCAGCAACCTGCTCAGGAGTTCTGTTCTTCTTAGCTTCACGTGTTTCCTGATCTTTATACATCTGATCAGTGTTAGCTTTGATCGTCTCTAAGAATTCATCATGTTCCAGCTCTTTTTGAGCCTTAGCATCACTCTTAGCCTTTTTCTCCTGTTTAGCAGCATCATTTATGGCTATGGCCTTAGCAGCGACGTCTTTAGCAAACTTCTTATCTTTCTTATAGGATTCGACGGCCTTCTGAACATCCACCGCGCTATACTCTCGTCCTATAACTTGTTTACTACCTGTGACATCTAACTCATCCCGCCCTTGGGCACTAAAGCTATTTGACGTTGTGCTGTGTTTCAGTGTATTCAGTACGGCTTCTCTATGACCTGCTGGTACACCGTACTCGCCCATAAGTTTTTTAGCATTGGTTGCGCTCAATCTACTACCCATCTTAGCGTCCACTCCTTTTGTTTTGGAGGTTCCTTCCCCCTTAGCCTTATCATACACAGGCTTTTCAGATTTATGGACGCTAACTAATTCAGGGTAATCTTTGAGTACTTCAGGAGGAACTTCTTTTCCTTCCTCCAGTGCCCTTTTAACAAAGTTATAGTGCAGTTCTAGCTCACGCCTTAGCCCATTATTAGGTAATCTGTTCATCTTGGCTAGAGCATTAAGGGGCATTTCATCACTGCCTATAAAACCTTGATACTCTCTAGCAGTACTATAAAAGTCACCATAAGTTAGCTTGTGAGGGTCAGTTCCTAGCCTATCCTTGTATTCACTTACTTTTCGTGCATAGGCATTATACGTATCCTCTGAACTATGAATATCTCCTAGCTTAGCCCTTAATTTCTTCCCCTTAGCTAGTGCGGTCATACCCCTATCTAATTGCCCCACTTCTCTTTGTACTAATCCCTTAACTTCATTAGCCTTTGGTACAGCCTTCTTAGCCTCTTTATCAATGGTCTTCTGATGCCCTGCTAGATGCTCCTTAGTCGCCTTCTTTACACCTTTGACCCCGGGTACTGATCCCGCTAAGATCTTACCGTCTTTGATGTAGACGTGGTGGCCCATGAGTGTACGCCAGACACCACCTTCAGGAAGGTCTTTGTGTACTTTCTTAGCCTCTGAGCGGGTTATCGACTTTTTTAAGTCAATGTAGAGTCCTTTCATTACTGGAGTCTTAGGAACTGGAATCACACCAAAGATGGAGCTAGCAGGTGTCTTCTCTAGAACTTCTATTTCACCTAGCTCATTTTCTACTCCCCTGTATTCTACAACTAAAACATAGGCCATTGTCTCGTTGTATAGATCATAGTTACTTCTAGCATAACCTTCTGCTTGACTGAAGAGGGTACTGAAGCAGGTAACAACATTCTCTTGGTCTGCATCGTTTCCTTTACCCTTGGTCTGGATGTACCCAGACTTCTGAATGAAGTCATACTCTTTTTGGCCAATACCACGGAACATAATCCCCGATGCATTATCATAGGGAAAGGCGCTTAGCCCAGTGTCTACCTCTGGTAAGTAGACCAAGGACTTCTGAAGCTTATTGCTGTTAAGAGCGGTCTTATCACCATTAAGATATGATAGTACTTGTGCAAGGTTATGCTTATGGTTCTTCTCATCGGCAATAATCTCTACAAGGATCTTCCGGATCCTAGGGTCTTTGATCTGCTTCAGGCGCTCGGAGTAATCAATAATGGCTTTCTTTTCACCGTCTAGGTCCGTGGTTTCGATGTCTGTCTTTAAAGATCTAGTTTTATACTTTTTGGGTTCAGCGTAGTCTTCCCTAAAGGATTTCCATAGCTCCGAGTACTCTTCAAAAAGCCTCTGCTTGTCGATGCCGTTGAATTCACCAATGATACATGGGCAGTGGGTATAGCCTTGTATTTTACTTGCCTCAAGCTTGTGATGGCCATCATGGACCTCATAGTTCCAGCCAATGATGATAGGGTCAATGTTTTCACCATTTTCCATCCGGGTTACATTGGATCTGACCTTATCGAAGTCAAGAGCTTTGTCTGTCTGAAAAGGGGTCTGCAAACGGTTGGTAGGGATATAAAGTATACCTTCTGTATTCGCTACGTTGTATGCACTTCGGGTAATAGGTATTACGGGTCTTTGTAGGTCACTTCGTCCAATAATGCCCTTCTGAAGATCGAAGGATAGGCCTTTCTGAATGGCTCCTGAGTTTCTAACGTTCTTCATAAGCTCATCAAATGCACCATTGATAGCATCACGTTCTTTACCTTTTGGGTATGGTGTAGACTTTGTATCATACCAAGACCCATGCACTAGGTAATCGTTTTTGATCTTTCCTGTCCTCATCTTGCTCTCAACATAGGTTTCAAAGGCCCGTGCAAAGAGTTCACAGTTACTAATCCAGTAATCAGTATCCCCGCCTACATTCTTAGAATCTGTGTAAAATTGGGACATACCATTTGGTACGGGTATCTTGTCTAGTACTTCGCCTGTTAGTTTTTTATGGTGATAGGCCATTTCCTGAACCATAGCGTTCTTATCCGTGGTGTGTTTTCGTAAAATCTTTTTGATTTCTTTTTCTTTCTTAGCTTTATCATAATTATAGCGTTGTGCCCAGTCTTCTGTACTGGACAATGCCCTATCACGCGCAGAGTCTAGCTCTTTGCTGTATTTGAGTACAGCTCCTGCTATTCCTAAATCGGCTACTGCCTGTCTTCGCTTAGGATAATAGCTATAGTAATCATTGTCTTTATTGTCAACGTATTCAATCCCTGAGCCATCGCCTTTAAGAATAGCATCCATAAGGACTTCGTAAGACGCTTTGATTCGCTTATCCCCTACGTCTCCCATACCTTCAGAAGCTAGATTCGTTGAATTTCTGCCTGCGCTCTCCTGATAGAGAATATTATCCATGGCATGGCCCCACTCGTGGGCTAAGGACCCGGCCCCGCCTTCTTTAGTAATATTTATAGCCTTACTTAAAGCCTCATAGTGAGCTAAGGCTTTACCCTTACCCCGGGCACCAAAAGCCATAGATAACCTACCATTCATCGACACATCTTTGTCCTGAAGACCTAGAATATCCGCTAGGTCATGAAAGGCTTCAGCACACTTGACTAGGTGAAAGTTTCCGCTCTTATCGTCAACCCAGTTACCAAATTCTATCCCCTTAAAGCCGAAAGTTTTTACCATTTCTTCAGGTTTTTGAACCTTAGTATCACGTCCACCTGAGCGCTGAATCTTAGCAGGCATCATCTTTTCCCACTTAGTCTTAGTCTTCGCTCCTTTTTCCTCTTTATGTGCTTCCGAAGCTTCTTTTTGCTTAGAGATGTATTTATCCCATGTCATATTTTTACTAGCTACCGTCTGCATAGTCCGATCACGACTCTCGTAATTTGTAAAGAAGTTCGTTAACTTCTCTCCGAGCGGTGCATATGGGCTTTGTGCAGTTTTTTTAGCAAATTCAATGTCTCGCTTGACATCATTTACCCTATCCAGCTTTTTCTTCTTCCACTCATCACGCGTAAGTGTTACCCATTTTACATCTGATCCTGGTGTATAGACCCTTTCCTTTAGGTCATCTTCAGTTGGTTCTTTTTCATACTGTTTTTGGGCATATTCTAAGTAGCGTTGCTGGTCACCCATATTCTTAGGCGTTTCAGCCTTCATCCAGTCTCCTAGGTTACGAGTTGCTTTCTTAAACTCATCCCATGATGTAACAGGTTCTAGCTGCCGTTGTAGTTCTTTAATAGCATGTAGATATCCTGCCCTTGCTTCAGGGGTATCATCGCTAGGCTTAGGGGTTATACGATCATAAATAAGCTGTTTTGTGATAGCTACATTTATGTCCACGCCTCGTTTATAATCTGCTTCAAAGTCTACAGGCTTTAGAAGATTCTTCTTAACACACAACTTCTGCGCCTGTTCAGGAGACATCTTTTCCACATCCCCTAAGCTTTGCCCACTTAAGCTCTTCAGAAACGCATCAAAAACTGCGACATCTTTACGAGCTCCACCGATCTTAGCCCCCACATCGTAAGCTGTTTCATTGTTGGCTTGTTTTTCGGTTCGGATATCATTAACACCTTTGCGTTTAATAACCTTATCTGTCGCCCGTTTAGCTTCTGTAAGCTCAGAAGCTGCCTGAATAATCTTATCTTGTTTATCGTTTTTAGAGTTTAAAATCTCTTTTGCTTTATCTTTAGGTTTAGTGGTAGGCTCAAGCATCTTCTTAGCTTCAGCCTGCTGCTCCTCAAGCGTTGCTTTCTTGCTCTTAGGCTTTGGTTTCTTAGCAAGCGCATCCACGGCTTCCTTTTGCTTTGCCATAAACTCAGGGGTTACCTTGGTTCGTTTTGTCGAGGATTCTTTATTGTTAACTTCTTTGAGTGTATCTTCAATAGCCTCTTTCCCCGTTTTAGTTGTAGGCTTCTTACCCTCTAGGCCTGCTGGATCTCTTCTTGCTTTAAGCTTCTTAAGCTTAGCAGCAGCCTTAGCTTCTTTGTCTATGGTTTCCTGATGTTCTGCTAAATGGGCCTTCGTTGCTTTCTTAGCACTCTTTACCCCCGGGATAGCCCCGGCCAATACCTTACCATTGAGGATGTAAATATGATGCCCATTCATCGAACGCCATACTCCTCCAGGTGGAAGTTCCTTGTGCAGAGCTTTTGCCTGCGTCTTGGTTACTTTGCCTGGTGCAAGGGCCTTCTGAAGATCAATATAGAGTCCTTTAACAAGGTTCATTATGCTTCTCTCAGCATAGGAGCGAAAGGTCCAGTGCCCAGCATCAATATCCTGCCGGCTATTGGTATTAGGAACAATGACATCGTAGAGCTGGATACCTAGAGTTTTAGAGGCATCTTGTATCCCTGCATTATGCATAACTTCACTTGACCCAAAACCCGTGTACATAAAAAAGCTTTTACTATTTGCTTTAATAAGACTCTCAAGTGCTTTCTTCCGAAGCTTATTAGGTGATAAAGTTACATCAAGGGGCTCAGCATGGGTGATACCATTTTTGGTATCAACTCCAATAATATAAATGGCCTTATCAGCATCATGGATACTAAGATTATTTTTGATGTAGTCTTTTACATCATCTACACCATTCATCCTAGGCCCAGGTACACTGGCATCTTTCTCTTGATAGGTTTCATAGATAGGTGCCTGCTCAGTTCTCATGATTTTAGAACGATCCATATTTTTGTTGAATTCAACGATACTTCCATTACCATTTAGAGCTGTGTACTCATTGTCACCTATAACAACGTGACCACCGAACCGCATACCCATGTGATCTGCTACATCCCTAAAGCGCTCAGTAACTGCCACATCCGGTTGACTCGGGGTACTATCTCCTGTTGGGTGATTATGGATTAGGTAAACTGTATCTGCACCAGATAGGAGCGGTACTTTCATCATGTCCTTAGGGTCAATAATACTTGAATCAACATTACCTATGTGAGCGCAGTGGATGCCCACGACTTCCCCATTTTTAGTTCCCAGCACATAGCTCTTTTCACGATCTGAGTCGGTTAAATCTGCAAAAACTTGGGCCACATCTTCACGACTATTTACCTGCATATTAGGCACAGCGTAACTACCTACTCGACGTGCAATAACTCTTACACGCCCTTTGTTTTGGAAGTCAGGAGCTAAGTCACTAAACTCTGAATCACTAGTCTTAGGTAGCAAAACAACCTTAGGCCTTGGTACTCTTTTCTTAACTAGATCATCAACTACCGGGGGCATCTTAGGCGCTGTTGCTTCCTTAGTTTTAGCTGCAGGTTTAGCTACTTTCTTAGGATTCTCATGCCCTGGTGCTAGACCACGGGCCATTTTATTTGTAGACATCCTATCCTCAAAATATTCCTGTCCCCAGCCCTTGAGCCTAGACTCTGCCATTTTTATAGCATCTTTTTCTCCAGTGAAGCACGAAATTATCCTAGTCCCTGTTGTAGTCTCATAGATATACGTGTCCTCGGGATGTTCAGGGTCCGGGTGCTCCATGAAAAATGATCCTTTAACAGCCTTTAACTTGACTTCCTTAGCCCCTACTGCCTCTATAAAGCTGCTTGCACCGGGGCTATACCTATAGAATTTCTTAGCTTCTTTTGGCTTAGCTACCTTTTTAGCTGCAGTTTTCTTGTCTGGTACCTTAACTGCTGGATCAGGTTTCTTAGGAGCGGTCTTTTTTGGGGTAGTCTTGCTCTTGGTATCCTTTTTTGGTGTACTTGCCTTAGGTTTTGCCTTTGCACTTGTCTTAGAGGCCTTTTTAGGCTCCTCTCTAACAACTGGAGAGACAATACCCTCATGCTTTTTAGCAAACTTACCATCTCTTGCTCTTGGGTGAAGTTCTTGCTTAAAATACCCCTTTATAATATTTAGGTCTTTTAAGTTGAGTATTTCCATGCTCGTCCCTCCTATACTTCAGCTACCTCCGGTTCTTTTACTGATATCTTTGATGGCCACATGTTTTCTGTGTAGTAGGCCTTAGTCATTTGACCTCTGCAGTGTAATTCTAAGGACTTCACTAGGCCTTTCCGCTCCATATGCCTAAGCTGCTCCCGGTCAACATCAATGGACTTCAGAACTTGAGCGGTTACCGGGTAACCTGTGCCCCTTACCAGTCGTTCGATGGTTTGAGCAACGAACTGCGTATCAATAGGTTTTTTCATTCTTTGCCAGCTCCTCTTTTACTAATTGTGTATTACCTGTGATTGCAGTATAATGTCTATGACTACATTATACAAGGGGGAATTACTAATGGCTGTACGATGGAAATTAAAACATCTTTCTGATGATGAACTGGCTGAATTACTAAGATACAAGGTAGAGATTGAATTTAAGACAGTAACAATGATTATGGATGACTTAGACGTATCACGAACAATGGTGCTAAACTGGCTCAAGAAATTTAGTGTTCCGTTACCTATGGTAAGAAAAATATTTAGGCATCTAACTGATCCCCAACTTAAAGACCTTCTAAATCAAAAAATATGGGTAGAGAATAAATCTATTGAAGCACTTGAACGTGAGTACAGTGTTTCTACCCCTGCACTATTCGATTGGTGTAAAAGACTTGGTGTACCAACTCGTAGTGGCTCAGAGGCTAACTTAATTCGCTTTGCCAATTCAACTAAAGAGGAAAATCTTGCTATAACAGCTAAAGCACATGCTGCGGTGCGTGGCTCCAAACGTAGTAAAGCTGACTTAGAGAAACGTGCCCTGAGCGTCGAGCACCAACCAATGTCTAAATGGGAACTATGGTTTGCTAAATGGCTACTTGAGGCTAACATCACAGGCTTCAGACATAACTATGCTCTTAATATATTTAATTTAGACTTTGCTTTCCCAGAAAATAAGATAGCTATTGAGATAGATGGTGGTGGGTGGCACTCTTCTGAGCGTAAACAACTACAGGATGCAAAGAAAGAAGCCTTTTTATTTGAACAGGGGTGGACTCTATACAGAGTAACTAGCAACGGTTGGAAAAGTAAAAGAGTTATTACTGAATATCCACAAAGTTATAAACGTAGGTCCTTAGAATTGATACAAGTATTAAAAGCTACTTTAAATTCAAATCTGGACCAAGGCCCCTTTTAAGCCTTTCCTCCTGAATAAGCTCTACAGTGGTCTTAAGCTTAGGTTTCCCGTCTTGGTCTACTTTGTAGAATCGAGACACGGCGTGGAAACGGTGCCGACATTGAACGTGCAAGGGAACACAGGGTATCCACTCCTTAACCGTCCGGCCATAGTTACTCTTGCCTACCCATATGTACTTCTGAGGGTCAGCTCCCGGGTCTGAGGTCACTATGAAGGTCTTGCCTTCAATAAGTTTTTTACAGTGTTCGCAACTACCCTCAACAGGTGGAACCCACACTGTATCCCCTTCTGAACAGCCTGCTAAAAACGCGTCATTACTTGCCATGGATATTTCTGTGAGGCTAACTCTTCTCCAATCTCTGTTCTGCTCCCCAAAAGCATCAAAGAGGGCTTGAGCTAACTTCTGAGCACCCCAGCGCTCATTCTGTGCTCGGATCACTAATTGCCGGACACCTGCTCGGTGGCGATCACTTATCTCTGTCAGCTTATCGCCCGCTCGTAAATTTGCATGTTCTACTGCCCTAAGTTCTTGGGGTTGTAGAGGAAGGATCTTCACTGTTCGACCTTCTGCCTTAGCCCTCTCCTGCTCTTTAAGAGTTAGAACTAACCCTTCATGCTCTGCCTCTTTAATCGTTGAGGGAAAGCGGTCTACAAAAGCGCCTACAGTGCTCAACATCTCAGTGTCTGCATGACTCCGGATCTTAGCTATAAACGCTGCTCTTACTGCAAACTGCTCAGCTAACTTTGCATAGTCCGGTAACTTTTGTTTCATGATATCGTCAATTTGCTTAAGCTTAGCTTTTGTCCACTCACTACCCTCCTGCAGTAGCTTAGTAAAAGCATTGCGCTTAGTCTTCGATAGGTTGATAAGATCACTTAACTTGTGCTTACCATTGTCCAAGGCCTTAAACAATTGATCTTCATAGGTTAAGTATTCTGGACTGAAGGCCTTCTGTAGTTGTATTGGCTCATCACTTCGCTCCAAGGCTGCTATGAGCTCAGCCATATTCTCTAGAGCTGGACCCACTAGTATTTCATAAAGTTCATCCTCAGCTTCACCGAGTAACTGCTCATCGTTCGTGGTCCACACTGTGCGTTCTAATCCCGAGGCCTTAGGGCTTTTAATATCTAGGGCCTTAGATAGTTCAGAGACTATCTGAAGCTTATGATCATTTGACAATGCCTGCAGAGTCTTCGGAAGTACGATATTCAATTGCTTCAACCTCCTCAACTCCTCTAATCAATATCATTTTCGTCCAATTCAGGTAAATCCACTGTTTGGCCTGCTAACACATGAGTTGAATCACTAAGAAACTGTATTCTACCGTCTGTTACAAAACTATGACATACCAGTGGAATTGACTCAATATGCTCACCATTCAGGATTCTCTTAGCTTCTTCATCACTTATTGGTTTTGTACCTCGCACTAGTATTGAAGGTGTAACTGTCGGTTTTTCTTGACTTCCATTCCAATTCCAACCATTTGAAGTGTTAACTTTAACTGCATGGTACTCGTTACACCCTGGGCACCAGAGCCACAGAAGATCATATTCTTGAACGCCATCCTTGCAGTGCCTTAATCTAGACTTAGTCATTTACACCGTCCCCTTTTTAGTAATCTCCCCACTCAATTGATACCTGCAGCTCGTCCTCTTCGGAATCTAATACTTCGGAAGAATCTATAAGAGATTTCTTAAGCGGTGGCTTCTTAGCCTGTGCTTTTGCTTTCATCTGTTCAATATTTGTCTGATGCTTTTGGTCAAGCTGTTTACCTTCAAGACCTTGTTTATGCTTGATTTTCTCTAGGTTAACTTGATGTTCTTGATCCAACTTCTTAGCTTCTAATCCCTGCTGGTGTTGCTTATCCATGACTTCTAAAGCCTTACTATGGGTATCATCAGCAGTCATCTTCTCCTGTGCTCCGTCGATAGCACCCTGCTGTTGTTGCTGTGCTTGCTGTTCTTCTGCCATCTTAGCATTGACTTCAGCCATAAACACCTGAATTAGGGTGGGGTTACCAGGTGCTGTTGTCCATTGAGCGGGTTTACCTTCCTCATCCAACAGTTCATCCATGTCTTCTTTCTTCCGGATCTCTGCAACGACGACAACTCCCGAGTCAATCTGCTCCTTATACCGCGCCCACTTCTGCTCCTCATCTTGTTCATCAATTCCAATCCATGTAAAGGCAAACTGATCATCAATCCGGTCCACGACTTCTGAATTGAAGGTATTGGCTAAGAACTGCATGAGCGGGACGAATCCTTTATCCTTTGACTGGTCAATCTTGACTTCTGTATTGTCCGATTTCATAGCTCCGTTGCCACCACTGGTCCAAGACTTAAAACCTACTTCATTGGGATCGATCTGATACACTGCACAGGCGATATTGAACAAAAACTCTAAGAACTCATTGAACTCCATATCCCGATTATTTGCCTTAAAGTTTGTGAACTTAAACCCTGCTCCTTCTTTTAAGGCCATCACAGGCACTGCCCACTTCCCTGATGCGCCACTAGTCATCGCTTTCCAGTGCTTCTTAAAACCTTCTAAGTGTGAGTCTTCATAGCTACCCACGATTTCTAGTATCCCTTGGGGTAGGTGTGATTCACTGAAATAGCTTGTATTGTACCGGACGCTATTCATAATTCCTGTGACAATCTCTATTAGTGTTTCAAGTTCTGACATTCCGAAGTCCACCATGTTGATATCTGTCTGAGGATTGCGAATAGCAAAACACAATTCGTCTTCTGTAAACTCCGCAATAATCTGGCCATTAACCCTCTGCACATAGGATATGTCCTTAGCTATTGACTGCCCGGCCCGGGTCATTGGCTCATAGACAGGCATTTCCCGCTCTGCACCTGTTAGATCACTGGCTACAAGTTCAATCGTTGCGCCATCAATAGCCCATATCTCAGCTATGGTTCCTTTGCGATTACCTACATTTTCAAAGGTCACAACATCTAATGTCAAGGTATCACGTACAATCTTACGCATGAACTTATCAAAGTTGTCTTTGCGCTTAGCATTAGGCACGGCACCTGTGGTCATGAAGAACTCTTCCAGCTCGAAGGCTCGTTTTTTCTGGGCCTCTGACATTTTAGCTTCTCTGTCCTTCAGTACGATCTTAAATCCCATATCCCCTTCAAATCGTGGCCGTCGAGAGAACCGTGCAACTTGATTGAGTCTTGTGTTAATGATCGCAGCTACTGCAGGGACCTTAGCCATTCGTCTAAGCACAGAGTATGGAACAGCAGTAGGTTTCTGTCTTAGGCCGTTAGCCCCTGTCGTCATATACGGATCAATAATTGCAGACTTAGGCTTACCCATCTTTATCTTTTCTCCACTAGCAAAGGCCTTCAGAAGCTCTTCAGCTTTTGGGGCTGTTGCACAAATGTCTAGTATGTTATCCATAACCATACCTCCTCTACCTAAAACAAAAAGAGCAGACGAAGGTTGTCCCCTTCCTCCGCTCTTTCTTTAATTCCCCCTGGGCTCGTGGTTAGCTTATACTTGATTACTAATTGTAATTATCCTCTCACCAACAATACCTGAGGTATCATTAGCTGTAGCTTTTACGGTCACTGTACCATTGGTTACCGCAGTGAGTAACCCAGTATCACTGATCGCAGCTGCCCCGGTTCCCGGCTCTACGGACCATGTATAGGTACCATCATCGGCATCAACAGGTAAAACTGCTGCAGCCATCTGAAGGGTGCCATCATTTACATCAATGATTACTGCACTTCCCGCTCCAGTTACTACAATGCTAGTCACCAGCTTAATTTGATTACTGAGCGTAATTACTAGATCATCTGTAACTCCACCCGCATCGTCTGCTGTGGCTGTGACGGTTACTGTTCCATCTGTTACTGCGGTTAACAATCCACCCGCACTAATCGTTGCTGTACCAGTTCCAGCTGCTACACTCCATGTTACAGAAGCATCTGTAGCATTAGCAGGCAATGCAGCAACATCCATCTGTAGGGTACCACCATCTACTGTGATAGTTGTTGCACCAGCTGCACCCGATACAACTAGGCTAGCTACCCAGATACTCTGATTACTTAACATGATCACACGGCTACCAATAACCCCTGAGCCATCATGAGCGGTTGCTACAACGGTTACAGTCCCATTAGACACTGCAGAGAGTAGGCCTTCTGCACTAATTGTAGCGGTTCCCGTACCCGCTGTAACACTCCAGACTACAGCACTATCCGCAGCATTAGCAGGTAATACTGCTACGGCCATTTGGAGGGTGCCTCTGTCTGTTTCTACGGTTGTGGCATTCCCTGCCCCAGTAACTACTAAACTCTGTACCCAGATACTCTGGTTACTTAGCGTGACTACCCTGCTTCCGGATACCTTAGTCACATCGTTAGCTGTAGCCAACACGGTAACAGTGCCGTTTGTTAGTGACTGCAGTAAGCCACCAGAACTGATTGACGCTGTTCCTGTCCCAGCTGCTACACTCCATGCTACTGACTTATCGGTAGCAATAGCAGGAAGGACTTCAGATAACATTTGCAGCCTAGCCTTATCCACTGCAATGGTTACCGCTCCTGCAGTCCCAGTTACAGCAACTGTTAGCACCTTTGTCGGGAAGGTTCCCCGGCCAAAGATCTGGCCACAATTAGGGCAGTGCTTTTCACCTGGTGCCCCCGGACTCGTTGAGTTGATTCCCTTCGGTACTGCTTTTACCTGACATTGTGGACACTTAGCAAGCAACTTGCTGGCACTCTCATCAATATTTGTATACTCTCGTGTATCTCCAATCTGACTCATATAAATTCCCCCGTCCCATTTGCATATTAAACTAATAATACCATTATTTATGGAAAATCAATAGCCCTTTTACTTCCGAAGATTATTAAACCTTACTACGACGCTCATTTCTACGGTACGGGCTCCTTGTAGGTTTATCTGCATGGGTTATTTCCCAGTTATGTTTTAGTGGTGGTTCTGCCTTATGTTTAGCCATTTGATTGCTGCAGTAAGTACCTTTACCACTTGACACAGCTCTGCACATCAGCACGCATTCGTCACACTTTGGTTCCTTTGCCCCTGCAAAGAATCCGAGGATTAGACAACCGATAATTACCCCAACTAATACCGCAAGTACAAGCCATCCGACATGCACAGTCCACCCAGCGTCTAACATATTCCCCTTCCTCCTCTTAGCGCTTCATGAGCTTATAGTCTTCAGCTAACAGAGCTGCCGACTCTGCATCATCCCAATAGCTTAGGTTACCAGCGTACATCCGGCCTTTTCGAATATCGTTATCTACCAGCTCTAGCCAGTAAACCACACTATCCCCATCCATCCAGTAGGTTCTTGTGACCTTATACCCTAACTTCAGAAGCTTCAGGGCCACTGAGAAATCAAAGGTTGTCCCCTCTAAGGATTTTATGTCTATGGTATTTGGCACACAGAGCGCTGTTACTTTAGGTGATCCTGGACTACACATCGCAGTTCTCCATGCTTTCTTAAATGACTCAATCTCTTCGTGTGAGAAGTCCTCTTTAAATTTGATTATACAAACACTTGAGTCAATCGGTTTGATTTCTAGGCCTTCACCTATGGCACTCCTAGTCCCAAATTTTGTGTATGCCTTTTCAAACTGAGCTTTAGGTGACCATGAGGTGTAGCCATCTTCATACTTCACTAGATAGCCATTACCTTCTTCATCAGCGTTCTCAGTGCTAATTGGCCGATCAAATAGTATTAGGCTAGCCTCTTTTGCTGTCATAGGCTTTGCCTCGATCATCTTAAATCCAATGTACATATCCATTTGTTTCATCCTCCTTATAGTCAATGACTGCAGGAATCTTAGCGTACCAGCCATCTGTGTATGCCATAGTCATACTCACAGGCTCTAGAACTTCTAAGGCATCTCTGCTTACCCATGGTTTTAATCGTGTAAACTTACCAGTTTCTCTAAACTCCTTGAGCATGCGCCTACCTTCCTTAGGCATAGCAGTCAGGTATTGTACTTCAGAACCCTCTGACATTCTATAGGCTAGTACGGCTACCCTATGTTCTTTCAAATGTACAACTTTCTGCACAATCTTCCGCATTTTCATATTAATCCTCCTCTAGAAAAAGAAATCTCCCCCGCCACCTTTACCAACCTTCCGTAAGGCGATTGTCAAATAGTTCGTTGCATGGGCAAAGTGATCTCCACCTGGAAGGGTGCCCACTCTCTCAGATATGATCTCTTTTTTAGTCTTCTCATCTTCTTCAATATCTCTTATCAGGACAATGTTGGTTAGGTGCTTGATAAAGAAGGTTTCAAAGAGCGGATTAAGCACAACCCATGCTGGTATCACAAAGAGCCCTTCTCTAAACATCCGGGCCATAAGCTTAAGGTCTAGTGTTCGATCAACGTTAACCTTGGCCTCATCCTCGTGCCACTGATCATCTACATTCTTCGTTGAGGTCGTTGACAGATTAGGGTAGAAACAGCTAAATACTTTACCCGGGAATACTTGCATAAGCTCCCAGTTACGGTCCTTGCCATAGCCTGCGTCAAATACCCCACGTTTAGCATCCCATTGTCTCATCTTATCAGCGGTCCTCGATATATGTGGGTTGTTCTTCCGGCCATCTGTAGTCACTGCTTCATCATCTTTAACGTCCCATATGTCCAGAATAATGATCTTACTTGGGTTATCTGGATGAGGCATGCCAGCAGTACCCCACGATGTGTTACCCCAGTCTACACCTAGACACACACGATCCCTTCTGAGGTCATAGGGATTCGTAAGCGACGTATCACAGCATCTAAGAATATCCCCCTTAGATATCATGACATTGTCCCCAAGGTAGGTTAGGCCAATAACATAGTTCATAAACAGCTGCTCTAGCTTATAGTCAGCTTTCTTCTGCATGAGTTGGCTAGGGCTTATCCACGGGCACATAAGTTGGCTTATTTGATAACCCCTGATTCGATCTCTATGAGGGTAGAGCGGTTGCCATATGCCATTGATCCGCATTTCGTCACTAATAGGTCTCTTACACTTCAAACAAGTGTATATGTACCTGTCTGACTCCTGCACCCAGTCATAGACTAGATGCAAGTTGTGATTTGGCCGATCATGGCGGTCTACAGTAAGCTGCTCTACACCCTTCGGAAAGTCATGTATCATCGTAGTCCAATGATTACAGTGTGGGCATTTCATAAACCAATGCTGTTGATCTGAATCTTTGAAGCTTGCATTCACACCTACACCAGGGAGGCTAGGGGTTGATACGTCCCTTCTCCATCCATAGGCGCTGGATGACAGCGTTTCATTGAAGGCAATCATGACATTTGGTGCCATTCTGTCGATCTCATCGAACACAACCACGTCGCATGGTATTCCTTCTCCGGCTTTTGGTGTACTACCACTACGGAAATAGAGCCAGCTGTTATCCCCCATCTTCCGTAGTCGTACATTGTCCACAGGATCTTCACCCTGCCTCTTTTTACCTGTCTTTGGGTCATAGCCCATACGACTCTTCACATGAGGTGACTCTCTCATAACCTCCTCGATCCGTGTCTTTGAGAAGTCAGCCACTTGGTCAAACGTTGGGAAGACATAGACGATAGATGAGTAGGGATGAGTATCAGCAAACCATAAGACTTCTCTAACCTCGTTCTCACTGGCCCCACATTGCCGGGACTTCTGTTCTGACTTATATGGGTGCTGGTCATCTAGCATTTGCTGAAGAAACTGCCTTTGACCACGGAGCCCTATATTCTGCTCTTGAGGGGATATCTGAAAGGCCTTCCGTAGGTCCAAGGAGCCATCAGGATTGAGTTGTTCGAAGCGATAAGGCTTTCCCCTTAGCTTAGTGTGGTACTGAGCCCATATAGAGGGCCTAGTGCGTATTTGATAGTCAAATATCTCCTGTCGTGAGAAGCCCTCCATGATGTCACCTGCCTATTCCATCTTCTGTTTAGTCACTCGCTTATCTCGGTATTTTTTAATCAAAAACTCAACGAAGCATTTTTTAACGCCTAATACTTCTAGTATCTTGGTAAAGGCCCAATCCCACGCATAAAATACAGCTACAACAAGCAGACCAGTTAGTCCGGATAAGGATAGAATAATAATCGCATGTATTAAAGTGTCTGATACCTTGAACATAGTGTTCCCCCTCTAGGACCAGTTATAGTACTTAGGCTTTCGGCCTAAAGCTCTAATCTTGGTATACTTAGCTCTTAAGGCTTTAATTACCTTCTTTAGCTGAATGATCTTTACAGCGAATATTAGGCTAACGACCATAAGGCCTAGTGTAAGCACAATGATGATCGATACAGTTGTCCCTGCATCATACATCGGTGTATTCCTCCTTTATGCTCTGGTCTATTTGACCTTAGTCCTCAACTTCTGAAGATGATTCTAATTTCTTTTGTTTTAGCCTAGCTTGTTTACGCTCAAACTTCCTTACTCCCTTTTCATAGGATCTAATTATATCCTTATAGAAGTCTGTATTAAACCAAAAAGCCCCTTCCCTCAGCGTCATACCATCTGGCACAAAACGCTCAAAAACATCCATTTGAAGACCTGTCATAGTAGCTAGGTTTATAAAGGGATGCTCAGGTACTTTTAGCTTTTTTAAGTACTCTTGTCTCAGCCACTCAAAAGTATCAATGTACTTTAATTTCCAAGCAAATGCCTTTTCCCCTGTAAAACCCATAGTAAGAAGTATAAAACCTCTAAAAGTCATATCATAGAATCTTTGTACCCTACCATGCACATCTGCATACTTAGCTGGCACAAAATAGCTTTCAGAGATGTGCCCAATTTTGGACACATCTATTTGCGCAATTAGATTATCAATATCTCGTAATACGTGCCTGTGGTCCTTTTCAAAGTTTTTAGCAATAATTCTGCTGTCTACTTTAAAGATATCGCCTTCAACAACTATCTTAGTTAATTCATTCATAGGTATGTACCTGTTCATCTAACTCCTTATTACCTAAGATAGTTTGTAGGCACTCTTCATAGGTGTCCTTACCATGTAACTCGCATAGCTGTTTTCTCATTACAGGTGCTAATTCGGAATTAAGCCAATCTTTAGCTGCCTCTACATCCATATGTCGTGGTGTAATTTGCATAAGATCAACTAAAGATACTTCCCGATTAAGCGCAACATCAATAAAAACTCTAAATACTGCCTGAGCCTGTTCCTCTGTCTTAAACATCCTAATCCCACTCCCTTGCTAATTTAGTTTGACATTTAGTGTACTTCCTAGTAGCATAAACAGTAATTACTTGGATATACTATACTGCTAAATGCTTCCACTTACAAGTCATACCACTTTAGGGAGGGCTACCCATGCTTAAGAATAGGGTTAAATTAGGCTCAGCCGTTGATCGTGAAACATACGAAATACTAAAAAACCTATCAGTAGACTCAAGAATTTCCATTGCTAAACTACTAGATGAAGCTATAAAAGACCTAGCTGTTAAGTTCAAACTTCAACAGCAGAAGATCAACTCTTAACGAGTTGATCTTTTTCTTATACCTTCACAAACCCATGCCTTTTACACACCGGGCACGACTCCTTAAGTTCTAGTCGTGTAGGTAGCCCATGGTTATTATGTATCATACAAGATACTGGAACCTTGCCTGAACCGTTGCAATGGCTACACCGCTTTGACTTCCGCATATGGGTTGTAGCAGGTTCCTCCTGCAGCACATTAGCCATTAGTGAGTACCAAAGTATGGATTCTTATGCTGCTCCATATCCGCTTGGAGAAGTTGCAGACTGCTGTTTGGGCACATGCCCTGGCTGGATACAATTTGAAGAGGCCTCTCACAGTAGCTGCATTTCGTTTGGTTGGTACTTCCATAGGTAACATTGCATACTTGACAAATCTTAGGCACGACAATCATTCCCCCTGTTTACTCATTCGTTTAACACGAACCCGCTCATAGCCATAGTTTGTCCACTCTATGGCGTTGTGCAGGTTGTTTAACAACTACTATTCGAAGATAACTATCTTCCCTACATGCTCTGCATGTAGCTTTCCAATATTTGCACCAATACTAGGCTCCCAGCCACGTAGTAGGTATATCGCCTCACAAATATTAAGCATTGGGATACATACACTCATGTACTCCTCTTGTGTAAATCCTTTAGGTAGTAGTGCAGGATTAAGCACTGTGTTCCCTAATTCCGTTAACTCTTTCTCAGCCTGTGCAAATTCTGCTTGATAATTTTCATTGCCTGTTATAGCACCAGCAATGTATATTTTCATATTCCCTCTACTCCTTCTCACCAGTGATACCCCGAATCACATCATCACTGACATCTTTAAACTGGGCTTCTAAAGCCCTTCGTTCTTCAGCGCTTTTGCTGGCCATTATAGTATCAATATTAGCGATAGCTATACCAACGACACCGCTCAAGTTGGTATTCTGCTCCACCTTCGATTGCTCTACAAATTCATCTTTTTCTTGAGCGATCTGCTTGGCAATCGTTTGGATGGCTGTTAGCACTGGGCCAATAGACTTATCTGTTAAGTTAACCCCATCAATCTCCGCTACAACCTTATCAAAGAGTAAGCGGGTCACTTTGTTAAGCCCTGCAATCCGCTCCTGCTTATTGGCCCATCCTGTCTCCATCACGAGCCCATTAACATGACCCTTGAACTCTGGATGCTGCAACCATGCATAGATCATAGACTTATGCATGCCTAGCACTTTAGCTATTTGGGTAATAGGATGCCCAGCACCTATCATATCAGCAGCCTTGTAGCGCCTAGGGTTCCATCTCCAGGTCTTCGGTATCACGTTCTTGTAGCTAGCAGGAACGACAATTGTATATACCTTATCGCCAGAACCTCTAACCTCAAGCTGCACATACTTCGGAGACTTGCCCGTTAGTACTTTGCGTGCTGTTATGGGGTTTTTTCTTTTGCTAACAGCTATAACCCTAGTCTGTGTGGCAGGGACGGGCATATTTAGTTGCATGCGTTGTCTTTTCCCTTTAGCTATTTTTGGGGCCTCTGCTACTGCTATTTCTTCAGGTGTATACTTAACAGGTTTTGCAGCCTGCTTTATCTTAGATATTAGTTTATGCCCCATGGGTAAAATCGCCTCCTCCCTAGGTGTATAGGGACTCCCAGGACCTGCGTCCGAGGAATTCTATGGAGTATTTTACCACATCTATAAGAAAATTGATAGACAATAGTTCACAACTTTGAACAAACAATTTTAAAATACATATATAAGAAGAAATAAAAAATAAACCTAATATAAATAAAACTATTTTTTCATCCTTAAAGTACTTATTTCCTTTGTCGTTTTCTTATGAATTTTTATGCACTTTATACACTACATTTTTAAAATATATTTCAAAAATAGGTCATTTTAACTGTTTTCAAGGTTTTCTCGATTACGTACGAGTTGATACGTAATTATCAGGTGCCAAGCGTTTTATTTTTTGCAAATTTTTTTTTTATTTTTTTGTGCACTTTTTTATGAACAACTATGAACAAATTTGCAGTATTGGTACAAAAACCATTTTTTTTTTTTATAGACCCCTTTTTTCTTTGTGTCTTTAATA